CTTCAGTGGTCAAACACTCGGGGTCTTGTTGGTAAGTAATGTCCGACAATTCTGCTGGACAAGTACCAGAAAAAGTTAAATTATCTTTTAATCCTTGAGTACCACCCCCCACTGAAATATTAAAGGGCACACCTACCTGTCTTTCCTTAAAGGTATTAAGAGGTCTTGGAATTATTTCCTCAAAATCCTCACAAACCATAAAGAGTTTACCATTAACAAAAATCTTTAATGTTCCTTTTCTGAATTCTTTTTGCTCCAACCATAAATCAGTAATCTTAACTTGAGTAGTTTTGGCTGGAATATATTCGGAATATCCTTCTTCATGAGTAATTGGTGGCATAACCAAACTAACACTGTTATTTGCAGGTGTTGCTGTAAAAATTAAAGCTTCGACCTGACCCAAACCTCCTAGGTAATAAAGGTCACCACAATCAAAAAATGCGTTTCTTTCAAATACTGCGTCTATTTGTACCCAGTGTTCTAATTCCGGATAAAGTGTGTTTACGCAACTATCGAATATTCCTTTTGTTGAACACCACTCGACAGTAGTTACCCCAGTAACATAAGTAGTTCCAGTTAGACAAGTTCCAGATGGAACACAACTTCCAGTAATAAGATATTCTTTGACACAAACTCTTGGATTTCCAGTATCCCCGCTAAATCTGATTGACATGGCATTTGAAACACCATCATACAAAGGGTCTAATTCCTTTATCGAGGCTTCTGTTGAACAACTACAAGGACAACCACAACCACAATTGGATGAAGTTACACCTGATGGTTGGTACACAGGGATACAATCCGCACCCGTTCCACCACTAATAGAACAACCACAGGTGTGCATACAAGTGAGTCCTGAGGTTACTCGAGTATAACCTGTGTCTGAAGAAGGACTACCATCGGCATAGTGGTAAAACTTATTTTCAGCCCTGCTTCCCATAAAGAAGAAGGTTCCCTTATTTTCCGGATATCTGGCATTAAGTCCAATATTTGTATCACCAGTAAATTGGTATTTGAGAAGCATCTCAACAGACCAACCCTGGCTTACTCTTGTCGGAAAAACTTCATAGTCATAACCCTGTAGCTTATAAAAACCCTGGTAAAATCCGCCATTTAGTTTAGCAACGGTTCCAATATCTCCTCCAACATCAACGTAAGATAAACCATATGAATAAGAATTGTCGTTCCACAATCTATTTTCGGGTGTTGTGTTACCCGAAATAGGGTGCATTTTGAAACGTCGGTCGTAAATATATCTATTATAAGTTTGGGCGGTTGTTGTATACAAGCCAGTGTATGCTGTCATAGTTATACCAGACATTTCTTTGGTAAGACCATTGTCAATTCCTGTTAAGCCAACATCACAAATTTCTGTTGTCACCGGACAAAAATTTGGGTCTATATCATCTGGATTATAATAGTTTTCAGAAACAATCGTATCATAAAGAAAATCATTAACTAGAGGAGAAATGGTAGTTCCTGAGGAATTAAAATCAAATTTGAATGGCATACGATTTCCATCATCTTCAGCAATAAGAAGTGGTGAAAAAATAACCTCTTGGTTGAAGTCTCGTGCGTCATCTGCCAAACAGAAATCTAAGATTTCGTTAACCGGTTTCAGACCAATTTTCCGATAATTGTATTGATTGATATTTTGATATGCCATAAACTACAGATAAATACCTTTCTTTTGAGTATTTATAGTAAAAAAAGTATGCTGAAATTAAACGAGGAATATTTTGGTTCAAACTATTACTTCCTCCTTCGTGAAAAGAAGGATGGTGGACACTTATGGTTTTCTGTCGCTAATACTATAGTAGAAGCCAGAAAAAAGGATGAGTATGTGAAAGTTCCCAAGGAAAAAATTGAAGCTTTGAGAAAACATTTGGAAAAAATTATTAGTGGAAAAAAGAAAAAATCTACAAAAGAAATAAAAGGAGAGGTGGACGAAATCGTGAACTCGGACGGTACCTTATCAACCTCTAACGTACCAATACTAGACCCCAAGGTCACTCCGCGTAAAACTATGGACCAAACAGTTCAAGCCACCACCCAACCAGGAAATTATTTGGCCTGGTCGTACAGGGGGGGGAGAACATATTATTCAGAATCAGAAATGAAAGAAGAAGATATGTCATCTGCTTTTGGTTATGAAGAAACAAAAGATTTGCCACCAGAGGAAACTATAGAAAAACTTGAAGATATGGGTGTTGACAATCCTGTTGAAAGAGCAATTGAATTTGGTAAAGACCCAAGTATTTCCCAGAAAAAAAAGGAAAAAGGAAGTATCATGAGAATTCGTCTCCAGGAAAAAGAAGTTATAAAAAAAAATCAAAAGGACCAATTAAAAAAAATTATTGAAGATATACTTGTAGGAAAAAAGAAAAAAAAAGATTTTGTAAGTAATCAAAATAAAAAAGAACTTTTAACCAAAGGAGAAATTATTGATTTAATAACTAAAAAAAACTTACCAATTGGTGATAACAAAGTAATCAACTCTTCAAGTGAACAGTAATTTATACAATACAACAACAGGAGAAGTGTTAATTCCAAAAGAAATTAAACAACACTTAAAAAATTCTTTTGCGCAAGCTAGAGGTGCTGACCAAAATACTGAGGGATTTAGACGAAATCAAGAACTACAAGGGCAGGAGAAAATAACTTATAAACAACTCAAAAGGATTAAAAATTTTTTTGACAATTTTAAAGGTCAACAAAACGAATTGTCATTTTTATTAAACGGTGGTGTTCTTATGAAGAATTGGGTCAACAACACTCTTAATCAAATGAGAAATAACACTCAAAATAATCAACAAAACACACAACCAGAAGACCCAACAATTAATTCAAACGAACTGAAAACAGATGTTAGAAACTTGGGAAGACCTTCTCAAGAACACAAAAAAACAAGCCAAAAACATCCCACAGCAACCTACGAGCATACTGTGGTGGAAAGTTTAAAAAGAATAAACCAATTAATTTCAAAAATTTAAAATGGCAAACAACCCAAAAGTATATGAACCATTGGATTTAGCGCAGACGGAATCCAATAATTTGACAGTTATTGCAGATGCGGAAAGAAAAAGACTTATCACAAGAAACGACTTCCAACAAGGAGCCGATGAATATGGTGTAACAAATTCACAAGCTATCGCAGATGGTGATGACATGGGACGAGGTACAGGTGTTTATCTAGATGTTTACAACACAAGTGCCGGTACGAATCTGGACATTGCAGAAAGACAAGATGATATCAAAATTAACAAATATAATAGATTTAAAACTTACCCAAATTTTTAATGAAACTTACATCTGTTTTTAAATCTTTGATTTTAGAAATTGCGTCAGTTGACTCAGTGAGAAAATCTATTGAAGATAAACAGAAGATTATCATGTACTATGATGGTGACGAACCTGGAGGTAAGGGTCTAAGATTAATCGAACCTGTTGCTTTGGGAAGAAGTAAAAGGGGGAATTTGGTGGTTAGAGCTTGGGACGAGGAAGGAGCGTCACACAGAGGTTATCTTGGTACAAGACCAATGCCTGGTTGGCGTTTATTTAAACTTGATAAAATTGTTTCTTACAAACCTTCTGGACAAAATTTTGATACACCAAGACCAAATTTTAATTCAAATGGTGACAAAGACATGACAAGCATTATTATTATAGCAAAATTCTAAGTTATGGACTTACAAAAAATTATGATGTCAAAAGCCATTATGGATAGACATAATCAAATGGATAAAGGAGCGGCGCCAAAAGCTAAGAATAATCCAGTCATGGAAAATTTTGATTTGCCGAATGTAAAATATAATATTCCCCAAGATTTATTGGGTGAAAGTACAACTTCGCCACAATTTACACAGCAACCTGTTGCACAATCTAGTCAGTTTATGAACAAACCTTACCCTGTTGCATCTAATGAAGCAATTAAAAATTCAAAACTCCCAGACGCAATTAAAAAATTGATGATGGAACATCCGATTGAACAACCAACTTCGATGGGAGGTTCTGTTACACTTTCTGATGAGTTAATTGAAAAAGCTTCCCGATTAATGGGACAAAACAAAAAACAAGTTGTAGAACAACAAACAGTTACAAATTCACAAGAAAATCTTAAAAGTGTTGTGAAAGAAATGTTAAAAGAAGTTTTGGCAGAAAATGGTTTGATTGTTGAGAGTGTGGAAAAATCTAACGACAATTTCAGATTTCAAGTTGGCAAACACGTTTTTGAAGGAAAACTGACCAAAATCAAAAAGTTGTCCTAGACCTTTTTTTTTACCCTATAAGTTCTTATATTTTATAGAACTAAAATAGGGCTCATGTCAAAAATACAAATATTAGTTGTCCCTTCGGACAGATTCGGTGTAGGAAAATTTCGTTCAATAGAACCACATATATTTTTACAAAATAAATTTCCTGAAGATTTTCACGTGGAAATTGATTTAAATCCCCCAATGGAGGATTTGAATTTTTATAAAAAATTTCAAATTGTAGTATACCATCGAAGTATTACCAATGATTTTGAAAAATCGTATGCATTAGTTGAGCTGCTAAAGAAAGAAGGGATTATTTGTGTCTGTGACATGGATGACTACTGGAATCCCACAAAAGACCATCCAATTCATGATATTATTATGTTTAATAAAATTAACGAAAAAATTGTTAACAGTATTAAACAAGCTAGTTATGTTACAACAACAACAACACTTTTTGCTGACGAAATAAGAAAGTACAACAAAAATGTTTTTGTACTTCCTAATTCTATTAATCCAGACGAAGCACAGTTCAAAGAAGTTACGCAACAATCAGATAAACTAAGAATTGGTTGGTTAGGTGGTTCATCTCACTTATCAGACATAAAAATCTTAGACAACTCATTTGCAAAACTTGGAATGGACTATAAAGATTTACAATTTGTTCTTTGTGGTTTTGATACTAGAGGTAGTATCACAGAAATTAATTCCCAAACTGGTGAACATAAAAAAAGAAATATCAAACCTGAAGAAACAGTTTGGGCAATGTATGAGAAAGTATTCACGCAAAATTACAAGTACGTTTCACCAGAATATGAGAAAACTCTTAAAAAGTATGCACAGGAAGAGTATCCAGAATACTCGAATGAATCCTATAGAAGAGTTTGGACACTACCTGTTACTTCGTATGCTAGGAATTATGCTAAGTTTGACGTATCTTTGGCACCGATTAAGAACCATATGTTTAACAAAATGAAATCACAACTTAAGGTTATTGAAGCTGGCTTTTATAAAAAAGCACTGATTGCTAGCGATTTGGGTCCATATACTCTGGATTTAAAACATTGTTTGAAAAATGGTGAGTTTGTTGACGGAAACGCTTTATTAGTTGATGAAAGTAGAAACCACGGAGATTGGGCCAAATACATTCTGAAACTTTTGAAAAACCCGAACTTAGTTACTGACATGGGAGAACGACTCTATGAAACTGTTAGTAAAAAATATGATTTGAATATCGTAACAATTGACAGAGCTGAAATTTACAAAAGTTTAATTAAATAACAAAAAAAAATGATTACAATACCAACAAATAAGATTTTATTCTTAGACATAGAAACAGTTGGATTAGAAAAAAATTATGATGATTTAGTTAAAAATCATCCTAGAATTTCTGACCAGTTTGATAAATACTTTGATTGGTTTCTCAAACGTTTTCCGGAAGATAAGGAAATTCAGGAAGACCAAAAAAATATTGTTTTTGCAACTAGAGCTGCCTTGGTCCCTGAATTTGCAAAAATTGTTTGTGTAAGTGTTGCTTTTGTCACTGACAACGGAAATATCAAACGGCAAACTTTTGCTGATGATGACGAACATAAGTTATTGCGTGAAGTTCAAGTTTTGCTTGATAGGACGGGTAAGCTAGATTTTTGGTTGTGTGGACATAACTTAAAAAATTTCGATATACCAATGCTAGCCAAGCGAATGTTAATACAAAATATTTTACCACCCTCAATTCTACCGGCTTTTAATACAAAACCCTGGGAAATTCGTGCAATTGATACTAAAGAAGTTTGGCAATTTGGGGCGTATACTGCTATTGGGTCTTTAGATTTGCTTTGTGCTTGTATGGATGTCCCTTCTCCAAAAGAAGGCGAAGTTGTAGGTTCAAAAGTACATGATTCTTATTGGAATAAAGGTATGTTAAAAGAAATTGCGGAATATTGCGAGCGAGATGTGCAGGTACTTGTAGACGTAATTTTAAAATTAAAATCATTGAAATGAGTAATCAAATAGAAAACGAAGAAGAGTTCAACAAACAGTTTGATGTTGAATTGAATAAATTATTGGAAGAAATTGAAAAATTAACTTTTTCGCCTGATGATTTAGATGAAGATGCTGATACAAATGAAATCGAAAAAAATTTAACAGAGCTTGATGAATATATGAATCAAGAATTGTTAAAGGTAGAACTCCCATTCAAAAAATTACACGCGGATGCACTAATTCCAAATTATGCGTATGAATTGGATTCTGGATTCGATTTTTACAGCATTGAAGAAATTCAAATACCGGCATTCGGCAGAGCATTAGTTCCGACAGGTTTAGCGTTTGAAGTTCCAGACGGCACTGAGTTACAAGTCCGCAGTAAAAGTGGGCTTGCCATCAACCAAGGTTTAATGGTTCTGAATAGTCCTGGGACTGTTGATTGTGGTTATTTAGGTGAAATTAAGGTGATTGTAATGAACATGAACAATCATCCTATTAGGATAGAAAAATTTCAGAAAGTAGCACAAGGAGTATTATGTCCTGTATTTAACGGTAAGAAAGTTAAGTTGTCCGAAAAAAATAATCTAGGAAAATCAGATAGAGGTGAAAATGGATTTGGGTCAACAGGAATATAATGGTAATGCAATCAGTCCAGTTTTACCGGATGGTCTAAAAAACTATCTAATTGATATTGATGGTACAATAACTGACGATGTGCCAAATGAAGAACCTTGGAGGATGAGCACCTGTCTACCTTATGAGGGCTCTATAGAGCTTATAAATGCTTGGTACAATGAAGGGCACATAATCACTTTTTTTACTTCGAGAACAGAAGCTCATAGAGAAGTAACAGAAACATGGTTAAATAAATATGGATACAAGTATCACGGGATACTAATGAATAAACCCCGAGGAGGGCAATATCATATTATTGATAATCATGTAATAAAAGCAACCAGGTTTAATGGAACTTGGAGTAAATTGATAAAAAAAAATCATACAATAGAAGTTTTTGAAAAATGATAACAATCGGATACTCTACAAGAAAACACGACCCAGAATTTATTGAATATCTCAAAAAGTCATCTGGTAATTATAAGTACGTTGAAGTTATTGAGAAGATAAACAATGGTGAAAAATCCCTCTCAGAAGTTTATAACGAAATTCTTTCAGAATCTAAAAGTGAAATTGTAATCCTGTGTCACGACGACATTTATTTTGATACCAATGCCTGGTATTCAAAAGTTTTGAAAAACTTTGAAAAAAACAATTTTGGTATCATTGGAGTTGCTGGGACAACCAGTCTTCCAAAATCAGGAATGTGGTGGGAGGACAGACGAAAAATGATTGGAATTGTAAATCATGAAAGTAATGGAAAAAAGTGGGAGTCAAAATATTCGGGTCCCCAAGGAAATGAAATTCGAGAAGTCGCTTTAGTAGATGGTCTTTTCATTTGTATTCACAAAAAAAGAATTAAGAAAAATTTTGTAGAAGAATTTGAAGGGTTTCATTTTTATGATTTACCATTCTGTGTAGAAAATTATTTAAACGGTGTTAAAATAGGTGTCTGCACTAATATAAGAATAACACACAAGTCAATTGGACAAACAAACCAACAATGGGAAGATAACAAAAAATTATTTGTTGAAAGGTATGCAAATAATTTACCGATAAAAGTCCCATTTGACCAAAAACGTCAAATGAAAGTTTTATTGGCTTGCATGTTTTTTAGAACTTTTACAGGGTCTGAAGTTTATGTTTATGAACTTGCAAAAGAACTACAGAAATTAAACTGCCAAGTAACAGTACTTTCTCAAATTGGCGGACCTCTTACTGATTTAGCAAAAAAAGAAGGTATAAAATGCCTATCATTCGAAGAAGCTCCCGGATTCAAAATGGGTGATGGTAAATGGTTGGTGATGGGTCCAGATAACAAACCTCAAGTTTCAAACCCAACAACATTATACAAAGTCGCTGAAGTTGATTTTGACATTATTCATATTCAACACAAACCAGTTGCTGAAAGAATAGTTAATCTTTACCCGAATATTGATAAGATTGCTTCAATACATTCAGAAGTTATAGAACTTGAAGACCCAGTAATCCACGATTCGATTAAGCATTACATTGCAATACGTCCTGAAATCAAAGACCATATTGTTGAAAAGTTTGGTATTTTGGAAGAGAATATTTCTGTGATTTATAATCCTATTAACAAAAACAGATTCCCTACGTTACCAAAAAATGAAAAAGGATATATTTTGTTTGTTGGAACTGTAGACTATCTAAGAGAGCTAGCAATTAAAGATGCTGGAGAATATGCAATATCCTTAGGAAAGGAACTATGGTTAATTGGTGAAGATAAATCAATTTATTTGAAAAGTTATTTGAATAACCCAAGCATTAAACATTTCCCATCTACTTGGAATCTCAAACCATTTATTGAAGGTGCTTATGAAACCGCAGGTATTCAATTAGGTAGAACAACTATTGAAAGCTGGATGAGTGGAAAAGATAGTTGGATTTATAAAGTAAATGAAAATGGTGATATTCTTTCTAAAGAAAAAACTTCACCCCCAGAGGATATCGAAAAGTTTTACGCTGATAATGTTGCAAAACAAATAAAAGAACAATATATCAAGATTTTGTCATGATTAAGGTTGTAAGCTGTTTTTGGAATGCTGAAAAATATATTGGAAAATGTATTGAATCGTTGCAAATGCAAAAGTTTAAGGACTTTAAAGTTTACCTTATAGATGATATGTCTACGGACAATTCAGTTTCCAAAATAGAAAAACTGATAGAGGAGGATATGAGATTTGAGTTGATTATAAATAAAGAAAAAAAATTTAAACTAAGAAACTTAGATGAACTCATACGGACTTTTGATGACGATGATGTTGTTGTCGAACTCGATGGAGACGATTGGTTATATTTACCAACAGTACTTGAGGAGATTAACAAAACGTATCAAGACTCATCAGTTTGGATTACTAATGGTTCTTTTATGTATTCAAATGGTTCCAGAGGATTTTCTGCAAAATGTAACGCTTTAACCATAAGAAAAGACGCTTTTCAATTTTCACACTTGAGAACTTGGAAAGCATTCCTGTGGAAAAGTATTCCTATTGAAAATTTCAAAGAAACCAACGGAGAATATTTCAAATCAGGTGCTGACGTTGCATATACCTTTCCTTTATTAGAGTTGGCTGGTGAAAAACACTACAAATTTATTTCTAGTATACTATATGTTTATAATGCAAACTCCCCTTACAATGACCATAAAGAAGGTAGCGCAAGTGGTGGTTTAAATGAACAGTCCAGAGTAGCCAATATTATAAGAAAAAAAACACCCTTAAAACAACTTTTTATAGAATGAAAATGAAACAACACGAAAGAATATCTGAATGGGTAAAATCTTATGCTGAAAAAAATAAAATAAAATCATTGGTTGTTGGAGTTTCGGGGGGTATAGATTCTGCTGTTGTTTCCACCTTATGCGCTATGACAGGTTTACCCACGCATTGCGTTCTAATGCCAATTCATCAAAATCCTGAACACACCAAAAGGGGTTCGAACCATATTAATTGGTTACAAACTAAATTTGAAAGGGTTGATTCACATGAGTTCAATTTATCGGAAGTTTATGATATCTTTGTTGATACTATGTCTTACGCAAAAAGTGAATTAGGGTTTGCAAATTCTCGTTCAAGATTAAGAATGACTGCATTATATCAACTAGCTTCGAGTACTAATGGTATTGTTGTGGGTACCGGAAATAAAATCGAGGATTTTGGTGTTGGTTTTTTTACCAAGTATGGAGATGGTGGTGTAGATATTTCACCAATAGCAGATTTCACAAAAACTGAAGTATACGAAATCGCTAAACATTTAGGTATAAATCAAGAAATTATTGATGCAACACCAACAGATGGTTTATGGGGCGATGATAGAAATGACGAAAGCCAAATTGGGGCGACTTACCCTGAGTTAGAATGGGCTATGGAATTTAAAAACAATAGAAATATTACGGAAAGAGAACAAGAAGTTTTATCAATTTACAAAAAATTAAATTCTCAAAATAAACATAAAATGTTACCAATACCCATTTATAAAAAATCATGAAAATAGGTGTAATAGGCGCTGGAAGACTAGGAATTACGTTTGCATTATTGTGTGAAAAAGCGGGTTATGATGTTATTGTTTCAGATATTAGACAGGAATACATAGAAAAACTCAATAATAAGACTATTGATACAGCTGAGCCAGAAGTCTTATTGATGCTACAAAAATCCAAAAATTTAAAAGCAACTCAAAAAAACAGTGAAGTAATTTCAGAGTCAGATGTGATTTATACTTTTGTACAAACACCATCTCTCCCATCTGGAGAATATGACATTACTTATCTAATGGAAGTAGTCGAAGATTTTGAAAAATTTGAAAACCATCAACAAGAAATTCAAAACAAACTTTTTGTGATTGGTTGTACAACAAATCCAGGAGATACAAAAACAATTGAAGAAAAATTAGAACCTCTTAGTGTGATTGTTGCCTACAACCCAGAATTTATTGCTCAGGGAGAAATAGTTAAAGGTCTTGAATATGCAGATTTAGTTCTTGTTGGAACTGAAAACTTAGAAACAATAAATATTTTAAAACAAATATACGAAAAAATTCAAAAAACAGATGTTAAAATGTGTCCAATGTCTCCCACAGCTGCTGAAATTACAAAAATAGGTATTAATTGTTTTTTGACAACAAAAATAAGTTATGCCAATATGATTGGTGAAATTTTAGTATCCTCAAAATTACATAATGAAGTTGATAAAGTTTTGGACACAATTGGTAAAGATAGTAGAATTGGACATAAATATTTGAACTATGGTTTCGGTTTTGGAGGACCCTGCTTACCAAGAGATAATCGAGCTTTGGGCAATTATGCAAAAAAAGTGGGTCTTGAAACAAATCTTCCTTATACAATCGATAATTTCAATTTAGAACATTCAAATTTTTTAAAAAGTTATTTCATAGGTCAAAACCCAAACAAAGAAATACCTTTTGTTTTCAACTACATTTCTTACAAAAAAGGGACAGATATGTTAGTAGAGTCCCAACAACTAAAATTAGCAAAAGATTTACTAGATGAGGGATATTCTGTCAACATTATTGAAGAAGATTCCATTTTAAACAATTCACAATTTATTAATGAAATTGAATCTGACTATCCTAATCAAGTTAAATTTTATAAATTAGGTTCAAATCCGAAGGGATTTAAAATAAATATGAATTAAAAATTATGAATACAAACAATATTTTTGGAACTTGTTATTTCATGGGCGGTCTAGGTAATCAAATGTTTCAAGCCGCACACGCATTATCGCAAGGATGGAAAAAAGGGGTTGAAACAAAATTTAAAGCAGTATCTTGGACACCAATGCAAGGTAGACAAACTGACAACTATCGTAACAATATTTTTAGAAATTTAAATTTTGTTGAAGATTTTGGTCATGTTGGAAGAGTAAGCGAAGGTCCGTGGGAATACACTGAGTTAAATCCTCAGTGGGACCAACCCCAAGAATTTTATGGTTATTTTCAAAGTAGTAAAAATTTTTTAGGTTACGATAAAGAAATACAAAAAACATTCGAACCTACTGAGGAGTTTACTGACCGAATGATAAACAGGTATCCAGAACTTACTCAAGAAAACACATTATCTGTTCATATAAGACGTGGAGATTGTTTTATGAATCCGGACATACACCCAATGGTCACGAAAGAATATGTTGAAAGAGCCCTTGAGTTGATACCAGAATATTCAAACATTTTTATTTTTTCCGATGACAAAATTTGGATAAAAGAAAATTTTAATTTACCAAACATTATAATTGTTGATGAGTTGGAGGATTACGAAGAAATGTGGTTGATGTCTCTTTGTAAAAATCACATAATATCAAACTCAACATTTTCTTGGTGGGGAACTTTCTTAAACAAAAAAGAAAATAAAAAAATTATTGCTCCTTCAATATGGTTTGGGCCAAGAGGTCCTCAAAATTTTAAAGATATTTACGAACCTTACTGGACCGTATTAGAGGTTACATATAAAGATGGTTGGTTATATTAAAGATATGGTTAAAATTAACATGTTATCAAGAAATTTTGCTCATGACAAAGGGTCAACAGCAAACAAAGCCCCCAAAAATATTGAGTGGGCATTCAATTCTTATGAAAATCCAATATCAGTATATTTGGATAATGACGCTATGCAAGGGGTACAAGATAAATCAAATGGCAAACTAAGTTTTTTGTGGCTAATAGAATCAAAAAAATTTGATGGAGGTGCAAGTGAGACGATAAAAAATAATTTAGAAACTATCTTGGACACTTATGAACAAATTTGGACGCACAATGATGAGTTGTTAGCTTTAAACTCAAAATTTAAATGGGCACCAGCATATGGTAGTTACATTACCGATTTTGGTGTTCACCCAAAAAACAAACTTGCATCGATGATTGTGTCTAACAAACGTTGGACACGTCAACATGAAATTCGTCATGATTTTGCTATGGCAAACAAAACCAAGATTGATGTTTATGGTAGAGGCACTCATGAGATTGCAAAGAAAGAAGAGGGACTTAAAGATTATATGTTTTCATTTGCGGCAGAAAACGACACCTATGATACCTATTTTACTGAAAAGATTTTAGATTGTTTTGCTACTGGAACGATTCCTATCTACATGGGAACAAAAAAAATTGTTGAATATTTCAATCCAGAAGGTATTTTATTTTTTGATGGTACTTATGATTTGGACACTTTGACGCCTGACCTATATTACTCCAAAATGGATGCAATAAAAGACAATTATGAAAGAGTTCAAAAATATAGTATTTTGGATGATTGGTTATATGAAAATTATTTGATTCATTATGTCTAAAATTTGTTTGATACAACAGCCAGCTGGGATAGGAGATATTTTTTTTATACAAAAGATTGCTAACCACTTCATAAACAAAGATTATGATGTGTGGATTCCAGTAATACCGCAATTTGAATATATCAAAGATTATATTAAAATACCGAGGCTTCATTTAATTTCAGAACTTGAAGATTTCCCCTATAAAAATCTATATGGCACTGGAAGTTCAGTCCCAGTGAAATTTGATAATGAAGATGTTTTTCTTCCAATTCAAAATTTTGATAGAAATTTCCCTGGAATGTCAGTCATGATTGCAAAATACAAAATGTTAGGTATAGACCATTCTGATTGGGTAAACTTTTTTGATTTTGAAAGAGATTTGGAAAGAGAAGAAAAATTGTTCCAATTTAAAAATCCCGAAAACAAAGAATACATTTTTGTAAATCGAAATTTTGGCTCCCCTCCAGATTCAAAATCATGTCCTCACATGGGTGATTATAACAACTCTATTGAAATGGAATATTTAGGTTGGGATAACTTATTCGATTGGATTGGATTGGCCCTTAAAGCTAAAGAAATTCATACTGTTGAGACTTCTCTTTTGTATATTCTATACAAATTAGGTGTTGAAAATGTTACCGTCTATTCAAGACATAATCCACCTTCTTTTGCCCAAGTAGAAGGATTTTTTAACAAAAATTGGGTATACAAATTATGAATACAAATTTAAAAAACCAACTGAAAAATTATTTTGAAAATGAAAGCCTGAGTTATGAAACTGGATATCCTGAAAGGGACGTTAATTGGATGCAATCAAATTTAATTCCAAAAATTGAGAATATTATTAATACAAGCGTGCATAAAAATTGTTTGGACGTCGGTTGTGCTTTTGGATATTTTACAAAAATATTAAATAACACTTTTGAAAATTGCTATGGAATAGACTTGTCCGAAAACAGAATTAATTATGCAAAGCAATATGAAACAAACACTTTGAAGTTTGTGCAAGCAGATTTAACTGAAAGTTTCAAAGATAAATTTGACATCAAATTTGATTTCATGTTTACTAACGCGGTATTACCACACATACCATTAGAATTCAAAGCATCTGTTTTCAAAAACTTAGCGGAAATCGCAAAACCGGGATGCTTACTTGTTATGTATGACGGAATGTTGAATGATGATAATACTCATAAACATGATAACAAACAACAAGCGAATTTTGATGGTTGGAATAATTCAGAACTTATCAGAGTTGTTTTTATAAGTGAAAAATGGTTAAAAGAAAATGCTGAGGATTGGGAAATAATTAGCATTACAAATGTTGGTTTTGCAACGGAAGAAATAATATTAAAAAGAAAATAATTATGAGTCTATTTGGTGCATTTTGGGACAAAGACCCAAATCCTGTTGGCGAAGAACAATTTGGTAATAATAAAGGATTATTTTACAATTTAAATTGGTACCCAAAAGGGGTTTTGCACATTGGGGCTTGGGATGCTTGGGAAGCAAAGCAATATGCTAATTATTGCGGAAATAATTCTGTGTTTATAGAAGCAAATCCACAATCGTTCGAAAGATTTAGAAATGAAATCGAGCAATTTGGACAAAAGATTTATAATTTTGCTGCTTGGAATATTGATGATATAGAAATGAATTTATATTGTCCTAGTGGTAATGAAGATTCAAGTTCTTTGCTAGAACAAAAAGGGTATGTTCTTAAAACAAAAACAATTACTATCAAAACTCTTTTTGAAAGAGAAGCTCTACAATTCGAAAATTTTGATTTACTTAACATTGACACTGAAGGTGCTGAATTACAAGTACTCGAAGGAATCGGTGATAACATTAAAAATTTTACATACATAATCATCGAAGTCAGTGATATTGGAAGTGAATTCGATAAAAACGTGAACCAATATATTATTGAAAAAGGTTTTGAATTTATTCGTGATAGTACACATCACAGAAGTAGCATAAACGAAAAAATATTTTGCGACAAACTTTATAAAAAAATTGCATGAAAAGTTCTATTGTTGTTTTAGCAAAAAATGATAATTACGGAAATAATTTAACCCATCGGGCAAAGATGTCTATCAACTCTATGGTTGAAAACTTTGATGAGGTTATTGTTGTAGATTGGAAAACAAGAAACAGAAACACCTTGTTATCAACGATAATTGACGATGTACCTCACCTGGGTAAAATAAAAAGTATTGAGGTAAGTAACAAACTTCTCAGAGAAAAATACCCCAACTTGTATCAATGGAATATTTTAGAGGCTATTGGACGGAACATTGGTATCAGAAGAGCAACAGGAGATTGGGTAGCATCCTCAAATATTGATATTGTAACAACCCCATTAGATATATCGCAGCTTAATATTTCAGAATTTTACACAACATCAAGAAAAGATATTGAAGAAAATTTCCATTTAGGGCAAATGGATTATGAGGTTTTAAAAAATCACCTTTGGGAAAATCAAAATAATTACTCGGGTAAACCACAAATTGATAGTCCAACCGACAAATGGTCTTTGGTTGTTTGCTGTGGAGATTTTCAAATAGGATACAGAGACATTTGGCACAAAATCAAAGGATTTGAAGAATCTGTTTTGTATGGATGTGGTATTGACACTAATATAATGAAGAAAGCATCCAGTTATGCGCAACTTAAAATTCTACCCTACAATGTTTTTCATTTAAATCATGGAAAAGTGGGAGAAAGATTCGATGGGGAAGTTACACCCCCCATGTCAAATCAACATACTATAATCCAAGATTTTGACCAGACAACAAACAGTGAAAACTGGGGCTTGGCTGACGAAGAATTAATAATTGAAACTATATGAAAATAATAATTGTCGGTGGAAATGCCGGAGCTAAAATTGCTGCAGAAATCTTTGCGATGAATTTTCCTCATTGTGAGATTTTTTATGCGGAAACTTACTTAGAACAAGAAAAAGTAAATCAACTGGTTGATGATTATAAAAAAGTCCCGGAACTCCTTAGAGAGGGTAGTTACGAATATTTCATCGCAACTGGTGATAATTTCCAAAGAGCAGAGATTTACAAATACATCTGGACTAATACGGTGATAGAACCTTTGAATTGCATTCATGCATCAGCAATAATCTCTTCTTCTGCTAAAATAGGTTATGGCAATTTGGTTTGCCCAACAGCTGTAATTCACACCGATGCCGAGATTGAGAACTGCACCATTATCAACACTGGGGCGATAATCGAACACGATTGTAAGGTTAAAAACTTTGCTCAGGTTTCACCCAATGCAACCCTATGTGGTAGGGTAGGCATCGGGGAATATTGTTTTATAGGTGCTGGCTCAACTATAATCCCCAACAAGCAAGTAAGTAATAAATCTGTTGTCGCTGCTGGAAGTGTAGTCATTGAGTACATCCCACAGAATGTAATGGTTGCAGGTACCCCCGCAAAAATCAAAAAGAAAGATTATTATGCAATTTAATATACCCATTTTCCGATTAAAGTTTTCTCTTGGGTTCAAATTAAAGTTCCTTCGTGGAGCTTGGGACATCCTTTCCTCTGATAGACCTCTTGGTGAATCCAAATACGTAAAAGAGTTTGAAACAAAGTTTGCGAATCTTGTCGGAAGCAAATATGCTGTTGCCTGCAGCAACGGAACCACGGCAATTGAGCTGGCCCTTAAAACAATAGATGTTGCAGGAAAAAAAGTCCTATGTCCCAGCAATACATTTTTCGCAACAACTGTTGCAATAAATAATGCAGGTGCCGAGGTAGTATTAGCTGATTGCGAAAAAGAAACTTTTTCCATTTCTTATAACCACCTTAAAAAAATTATCTCTGAGGACAAAATCGCAGCAGTGGTGATTGTTCATATTGGTGGTATAATCTCTAAAGACATCGCCAAGATTGTTAGCCTTTGCAAGAAACACAACATCCCCCTTATTGAAGATGCGGCTCACGCACAAGGTTCACAAACCTTGAATTTTACAGCCGGAACAATAGGTGATATTGCATGTTTCTCATTTTTCCCCACAAAAGTTATGACAACTGGAGAGGGTGGAATGGTTACCACAAATAACAAAGAATACTTCGAAAAAATCAAATCCCTAAAAAACTTTGGTAGAGATAATCAAAACGCTGGGATTATTATAAATTCCCAGGGTAACAACTTCAAAGTTCATGAGTTTACCGGACTAATGGGTTCCTTGGAATGCGATAGAGTTCTAGGTAGGGTAGCTAAAAGAACCTCTTTGCTGGATAGATATATGCAAAACCTGGAAGGGACAAGTTTCAAAGTAATTAACCAAAAAGAGGGTAGATGTTCCTACTACAAATGTATTCTACTTTCTCCCTATAATACTGATGACCTTAAACAATACTGCAAGGACCATTCAATTTCTTTAACTGGGGAAGTGTACAAAATACCCGTGCACAAACAACCCCTATATGCAGATAGTTTTGATGCTACACAACTAAAAAACACTAACTATATTGCAAATAAACACATTTGCCCCCCACTTTATCCGGAGCTATCCCTTAAAGAGGTGGATTACATCTGTGAGGTTTTGAAAAAATTTGATGATGAAAAACAGAGTCGCTAAGCTGGTAGAAATTCAAAAAATAGAAATATTTGAGGAAGACCTACCCAAATTACAACCGGGACAAATTTTAGTTGCAATGAAATCGGTGGGTATCTGTGGTTCAGATATGCACTACTTTAAAGAGGGGGGTCTTGGTTCATTTAAGAACCCACTGCCCATGTACATGGGTCATGAACCAGCAGGACAGGTTATTGATGCAAACGGCTCAGTCAAATTCAAGGATGGTGACCGAGTAGCAGTAGAACCAGGTATGCCTTGTATTACGAGTTACTGGTCACTTAAAGGTAAACACAACCTATGTGATAAAGGAACTTTTATGGGTGCAAATGCTCAAGGAGCGTTTGCTGATTATGTAATTGTTGATGAATTACAACTTGTAAAAATTCCGGAATCAATGTCTTATGATTTGGCATCTCTTATGGAACCTTTAGGCGTTTGTCTTCATACAGCAAATTTAATTGAACCAAAATTTACTGAAAGTGCCACAATATTTGGTGCCGGACCAATCGGTTTATCTATGTTTTCGATACTAAAAAAGATGGGTTTGAAAAACATATTTATGGTGGATAAACTCAAATATCGAGTTGAGTTTGCCAAAAGTTTCGGTGCAACAGATGCTTTTTTGCTTAGTGATGATTGGATAAAAAAAATTAAGAATCAAACAGAAAACTTGGGAACAACTCTAGCAATTGACACTGGTGGAACAACAGATTCAATCGATGGTTGTATTAACGTTGCTGCTGTAAATGGTCGGGTTGCTTTAATTGGTATTCCAGAAGCTGATTGGGTCAGTTATAATCCGCATCGTATGAGAACTAAAGAACTAACAATTAAAAATGTTAGAAGGTCAAATCAAACTTTAGACGATTGTATTATGAATTACACAAACGACCAGGATATGGAAAAGATAATCACGCACAGATATGAGTTTGAAAATATCCAAAAAGCATTTGAACTCGTAGCTCAATATGGAGATAATGTTTTAAAAGCAATCATAACCAATCATGAGTAAGATTCAAATCATCGATGGTTACAAATACCGGACACTAGAGAGAAGTCAGGAAATCTTCAACACCATAAAATGGAATTCAAAAATCTTTGATAAGATTTTTATAATTTGTGAAAACCAAGAGTATTACGAACACTATAGCTTTTTGCAAGATGACGTTGTTAGGGTTATTAATACGGGTAAGAATGAGTTTTTGTCCATGCAAGAAATGTTTGATTTCGTCAACAAAAATTCACTTCCAGAGGATATAAAGTTTCTAACAAACCTCGACTCAATTTTTACTGACCAGTTTCATTCGTTGGAGGTGGAGGAAGATTACGTTTATTCCTTCACAAATCGTTCTATGCGCAATCCGAACGTAAATGAAGGTCGTGACCACCACTCTTATGTAAGAGCTGAAAATGATGGATTAGTTCTTTTCAATAGAGACGGTATCGTAGACCCAAATTGGTTTATGCGAGATGAAGAAATATCTTATAGATACTGGCAAAATGCCGTTTGTGGATGGGCTTGGAAAACAGTTAAATCCTTAAGCTTTGAAAAAAGTTGTTTCCAATGTTATCCACAAGCAGAACAATGTATGATGCATACATTTCGAAATAGCGGCTACAAACTAAAATCCGCAGCAATAAAATTTCCAACGTACCATAACCACGGGTCAAATGAAAAAACCGCAAATAATATCCATGGAGGTATGGGTTTTGGGGGTCAAATAGAAGAATTATTATGAAAAAATTTATTATTACAACAACAATCAATAGCCCAACAGAAGCTACAATCAAATTTTGTGAAATAGCTGATAAAAAAGATTTTACATTTGTGATTATTGGTGACACCAAAACACCACACGAAGAATATAGATTACTCGAAAAAAAATATAATAATGTAATTTATCTTGCTCCGGAAAATCAAGAATTTCTTTATCCAGACCTTTCAGAAATAATCGGATGGAAAACAATTCAAAGAAGGAACATTGGATTTGTTTATGCATATCAGCGAGGAGCAGACGTTGTAGCCACGGTAGATGACGACAATATTCCATACGATACTTGGGGTGATAATATCATGGTTGGTAAAGAAATGGTTGTTGACCTATACGAAAATATTTCATGCCCGTATTTTGACGCAATTTCAACAACTGAACACAATGATTTGTGGCATAGAGGATTTCCTATCGAATATCTGCAAGTAAAAAATGATATTGAATACAAAGGTCAAATAACAATCACACCTTTAGTTCAGGCAGAGTTTTGGGATGGTGACCCAGATATTGATGCAATTTGTAGGTTGAGTAAAAAACCTATCGTGAAATTCAATAAATTTACACCGTTTACCACAACTCAACTCACCCCGTTCAATTCACAAAACACATTTCTTCATCGAAATGTTTTGAAAAATTATTCCGTATTCCCATACACAGGAAGAATGGATGATATATGGGGAGCATACGTAATGCAACACTACCACCCTAATTCAGTTGTTTTCACTAGTGCTTCTGTTTACCAAGCAAGAAACCCACAAGATTTGGTTAAGAATTTGGAGAACGAAGTGATTGGCTACAGAAATACTTTAAAATTGCTTGAAAACATAAACGAATATGAAACTATCTTACCGGAACAAACCGTGAAGTATTTCGAAATATACCAAAAACATTTTGACTAAATGAAACTTATCTTTGACATTGGTGCAAATAGAGGACGTACCGCAGAAATTTTTCTAAACCACGCAGAAAAAGTTATTAGCTTTGAACCAAATCCTGGGTTGGTAAATTACCTTAAGAGTCGTTTTCCTAAACCTAAACTTCATGTGGATAATCGAGCAATTTCCCACGAGAAAGGAACTCAAGAATTTAAACTAGCTAATGTTGATACAATATCTACCTTATCAACCGACTGGGTAGAAAACTCAAGATTCACTGGCGAATACCGCTGGGACAATTCAATTATGGTTGAAACACTTACTTTGTCGGATGCAATTGCTGAATATGGGATTCCTGATTACATTAAAATCGATACCGAGGGTTATGAATATGAAATTTTAACAAATTTCCACGAGTTGTTACCCGATACTTTGATTGCCTTCGAATGGGCTGAAGAGCAAAAAGAAAAAATTTCTTTAATCTTGAAACATTTAAACAATCTAGGTTATGACAACTTTGCATATACTGAAGGTGACCCAGTGTTATTTGAAAATCAAATCAGTTGGTCAGCATTTGATGATTTCAAATTAATTGACATTTTGGATTCAAGTAGAAAGGCCTTATGGGGGATGATTTACTTCAAAAAATAAAAACTTATGATTTTTGTAAAATAGATTAAAATGAAAAAAATTGTTGTTCTTGGTGGTGGTGGTTTTATTGGAGGTCACCTCGCTCACAGACTGAAAAATGAAGGACATTGGGTTCGTATTTGTGACATTGAACGACATGAATATTGGAACCATGAAGACATTTGTCATGAATTCATTGTTGGTGACCTGCGTAATCCTGAGGTAGTTTCATTAGTAATTGACGACACTATTGATGAAGTGTATCAACTTGCTGCTGACATGGGTGGCGCTGGTTACATTTTTACCGGTGATAATGATGCAAATGTGATGCACAATTCTGCTTTGATTAACTTGAACGTTGTTCACGAATGTGCGAAGAAAAAAGTTGGCAAGGTGTTTTACTCATCTTCAGCTTGCATGTATCCCGAACACAATCAACTTGACCCTAACAATCCTAACTGTGAGGAGTCTTCGGCATATCCTGCTAATCCGGACTCAGAATATGGTTGGGAAAAACTTTTCTCTGAAAGATTGTTTTTGGCTTTCAATAGAAACTACGGACTGAATGTAAGAGTTGCTCGCTTCCATAATATTTTTGGTCCTATGGGAACTTGGACTGGTGGTAAAGAAAAAGCTCCAGCTGCTATGTGTAGAAAAGCCGCAGAAATCGATGATACCTCTAAAGTTCCAGGAGAGGCAATACGCAATCATGAATTAGAAGTATGGGGTGACGGACAGCAAACCCGTTCCTTCCTCTATGTTGATGAATGTGTAGAAGCTGTTTTGAGAATGATGGAATCTGATTTTATTGGTCCGGTGAATATTGGTTCAGAAGAAATGGTGACTATCAACCAATTAGCTGAAATGGCTATCAACATTTCTAGAAAAGAAATTACCGTAAAAAACATCGCAGGTGAAGAATTCAAAGGTAAATATGGATTTAATTGCCCGGTTGGTGTTCGTGGTAGAAACTCAGACAACAAATTGTTTAGAGAAAAGATTGGTTGGGAAGTTTCACAACCATTACGTGAGGGAATGGAAAAAACTTATGCTTGGATTAACCAGCAAGTTGAAAAGAAAAAATCTGAGCAGGTTTACATTTATGAATCTCCCGATGGTGGTAAAACAGTTTATCGCAGAGAATTCGGAGAGCCACATTCTAAAAGAGAAATTGTGTGATAAAACATTACATTTCACATCGAGGAAACGTCGATGGTAAAATTAAAAACATAGAGAACTCTCCAGATTATGTCCAAAGAGCTTTGTCTTTGGGATACGAAGTTGAAATAGACGTGTGGTTCGTTGATGACTCATTTTATTTGGGTCACGACGAACCGCTTTATTTGGTACAAGAATCGTTTCTGGAAAACGAAAATTTTTGGTGTCATGCAAAGAACGAAGAGGCTTTTAATAAAATGATGATAAACTCTAATATTCATTGTTTCTGGCATCAGACGGATGATTATACTTTGACATCCAAAGGCATCCCCTGGGTCTTCCCCGGCAAAAAAGTTTATAATAATGGTATTTGGGTTTTACCTGAAAACACAATTTATAAAAACATTATGTTGGATTGTTTGGGAATATGTTCTGATTATATTTCGAATTACAAATGATTAAATTAGTGGTTTTTGATTTAGATGGTGTTTTAGTTGAAGCAAAACAACTACACTATGAAGCTTTAAATGAAGCATTAACCAAACATGCACCCGAGTGTGTTATTACCTGGACTGAACACCTATCAAAATACGATGGTTTAAAAACAAAACAAAAACTCGAACTACTGTCCCTTGAAAAAGGTTTAAACAATAATATGTACTCCGAAATTTGGGAAGAAAAACAAAAGATTACAAATGAAAAATTAAGAACAATAACCCCCCATTCTAATCTAATTACTCTATTAAAAAAACTATCTGAGGATGGATTTAAGATAGCTTGCTGCAGCAATTCAATAAGAAAGACTGTTTTGACAGTATTATCAAAACTAAACATTATTGAATATTTCGACCAAATTCTTTCAAACGAGGATGTAAAAAATAGCAAACCACACCCGGAGATTTATTGGAAGGTAATTTCAGAGATGGGCGTTATTGCAGAAGAAACATTAATAATTGAGGATTCACCTTATGGACTTTTGGCGGCATCAAGAACTCATGCTCCTATACTAAGAGTTTCGTCACCAAAGGAAGTTACCATAGAAAATCTCTATGGAAAATTAAAAGAATTAAATGCAAAGTTTAAAATGAAGAAACCTAAATGGACTGATGAAAAACTTAACGTTTTGATTCCAATGGCGGGAGCTGGTTCGAGATTTGAAAAAGCTGGTTATACATTTCCTAAACCACTTATTGATATTGAAGGGGACCCTATGATTAAATTGGTTACTGAGAACTTAAATCTACGGGCAAACTTTATTTACATAGTTCAAAAATCCCACCGGGAAAAATATAACCTAGACACATTGCTTAATTTAATATCGCCCAACTGTAAAATTGTTGAGGTTGATGGTCTTACAGAAGGTGCTGCTTGCACAACCCTATTGGCTAAAGAATTTATTGATAACGAAAATCCGCTAATAATGGCAAACTCAGACCAGTATATTGAATGGGACTCCAATGAGTTTATGTATAAGATGACAGAAACCAATTGTGATGGAGGAATAGTCACTTTCAAATCTACGCACCCTAAATGGTCTTTTGCTAAGGTTAATGAAAATGGTCTAGTAAGTGAAGTAGCTGAAAAAAAACCCATCTCTGATATTGCCACAGTCGGGATATACTATTGGAAGAAAGGTGCGGAATATGTAAAATATGCTGAGCAAATGATTGAAAAAAATATAAGGGTAAATAATGAGTTTTATGTGTGTCCAGTTTTTAACGAAGCTATAGAGGACGGAAAAGAAATTAGGACCTTTGAAATAAAAAAAATGATGGGTTTGGGAACACCAGAGGATTTATCTACCTATTTGAGACGATAATTGTTTTTTTTCTAAATAAAATACCTATTTTCTTAAAAAAACATCAATGATATCAATTCCAGTAAGTGTAGGCGAACTTCTAGACAAATTGTCAATTTTACACATTAAAAAGTTAAAAATACAAAACCCAAATAAATTAGAAAAAGTAGCAATCGAATACAAGTTGTTGTACGAAATTTCGGAGAATTATTTAGGAATCAAAGAATATTTTAATCTTTATGATGATTTAATTCAAACTAATTCTATACTTTGGGAAGTTGAAGACAGGTTAAGAATTTTAGAAAAAAATAAAACTTTCAATGAAGAGTTTGTCGAATTAGCCCGAAAAGTTTATTACACCAATGATGAACGGTTCGAATTGAAAAACAAAATTAATCTTATTTCTAATTCAGAAATACAAGAACAAAAAAGCTACGAAGATTATAAAAATTAAAATATGAGAAAAAAACCGTCTCCAACACCTTCTTACCTGGTGCAGGAAAGTCCAAGAAACAAAAAGGAAATTATTCAATCTATATTGAAGAAAAAAACTAAGGAAAAGTTCTTGTCTGAAAGTCAAAAAGAATATTACAACAAACTTCAGGAAGCTCAAATCACCATATGTTCCGGACCTGCGGGTGTTGGGAAAAGTTATATTGCGATGAAAGCTGCAATCGATTTGTTGGTTGACCCCGACACTCCTTATGAAAAAATTATCATTGTAAGACCGGCAGTAGAAGCTGAAGAAAAATTGGGCTCTCTTCCAGGCAACGTCGAAGAAAAGTTAGACCCTTATATTTTCCCAACCTATTATCTGTTGAACAAAATTATTGGTAAGGACGCTAGAGAAAAACTAAAAGAAATGGAAGTTATTGAAGTGTTTGCTTTAGCATATATGCGAGGAATGAACATTGATAATTCAATTCTAATATTTGAAGAAGCTCAAAACTCTACACCAAACCAAATGAAATTGTTGTTAACAAGAATTGGTTTTAATTCTAAATTCTTTATATCTGGAGATTTGGAACAAACCGATAGATACAAAGATAAAACCCACTCAGGGCTTTATGATGCGATTAATAGATTCAACAACGTAAAACAAATTATGTGTCATGAATTTTCTCAAGGTGACGTTGTACGTAATCCCTTAATCACAAAAATTCTAGAGAAATACGACGAATGAAAATTGCTATAGAAATAAACGGAGTGCTTCGAGATACAGTAAAGAAAATTGAACAGGTATACGAGAAGTTTTATGTTGAAAATATTCTTAATGAAGAAAGAGATTTTGTTTATGAAAAAATTTCTGATATTACAACTTTAAAGTTACAAGACCATTTAAAGTTTAAAGATGACGATGAACTATATGATTTTTTATACACAGAGCACTGTATGGAAGTTTTTGGTCACGCACCATCTGCTGAATATAATAGCTTTATTGATTTAAATGATTTTTATGTTGACCACAGAGACAATCATGAAATTTTATTAATTTCTGACGAAATTGGTAAGTCCAAACCCGCAACTTTATTTTTCTTATCTAAGTTTGGGTGTCAAATAGAAAAAATAGTTTTTTACAACCAAATTACACTAAATTCTGTTTGGAATGAAATTGACCTTTTACTTACTGCTAATCCTGATTTATTATTAAATCATCCGGAGGGAAAAAAAGTTATAAAATATAATACGTCGTATAATAGTGAAATAACACAAATAACAAGTATAGAAAAAATAAAAGAACTTAAAAACTTAATTAAAAATGATACCAATTTGGGATGAGAATTATTTTATTGACCTAGACAAAGTTGAAGAATTTATTGACTTAACTTCGGTTGTAAATGAAGAACTTAGTGGAAATACTAGTGAACAAAAAATTAATCTAGTAAAATTTGAAATGGTAAAATTGATGCTAGATGTTATTATGAGTGAACAATCAGAATCGGATGAAAAACTTGGTCTGAAAAATTCTGAGTTGTCAATCCCATTTAGATTGGCATTTAATTCATTACTTTATAAAAAAATTATAACAAGTTATTAAAAAATGGAACAACAACAAATAGATAAAGTTAAAAGTTCAATCCAAAATCTTAAGGAAAGAAACTCGAAGGTGTATTTTTTTGTGCACGATACAAAGGGAAATGCAAAAGCTTCAATAAAATACATTTATGATATTGCATTATCATTAAAAAAGTCTGGATTCAACTCAATAATCCTACATGAAAAAACGGATTATACTGGAGTTGCAAGTTGGCTAGGGGAAAATTACATGACGGAATTACCTCACCAAGCTATTGAAGGTCAGAATCTTGAGATTGCCCCCGAAGATTTCTTGGTAGTACCTGAAATTTTTGGTTTTATGATGGAACAACTCAAAAATTTGCCTTGTGGAAAAATTGTCTTAGCACAATCTTATGCCTACATGCTCGAAACCTTACAACCCGGTCAAACATGGAATCAATTTGGTTTTTTGAAAACTATCACAACATCAGAAGCTCAAAAAGAACAAATTGCTAAAGTAATGCGAGGCCAAAGCTATGATGTTTTGGAACCAGCTATTTCTGACGTTTTTGAAAAAAGAGAACTACCTCCACTACCAATTATTGGAGTTCACACTAAAGAACAATCAGATACTATAAATTTGATTAAAACTTTTTATTTAAGATTTCCCCAATACCGATGGTTTACTTTCAGAGACCTCAGAGGGTTATCTCAAGAAGAATTTGCTGATGCAATATCTCAATGTTTTGTTTCAGTTTGGATGGACCGAGAAAGTGGTTATGGAACATATCCGCTAGAATCAATGAAAGTGGGTGTTCCGGTAATTGGTTTAACGCCAAACTTAATTCCAGAGTGGATGAACGAAACCAATGGAATTTGGATTAAAGACCAATTGCTTTTACCTGATGTCATTGCAGATTGGACACAAAATTGGCTTGAAGATAATATTTCACCCGAAATATACAAAAGCATGGAAGAAACTTTGAGTAAACTACCAAGTCAAGAAACATTTAATAAAAAAGTGGTTGAGTTGTTTTCAGAATATTTGGATATGAGAGCACAAGCCATGGAAGAACAAATTTCAAAAATTTCAGAGTAATTATGGAAAACATTTTAGATATAACAATTATTTTACCAATTAAATCAGCGGTAGCTAAAGATTTCGAAGAGTTATTCGATAAAGCTGTTCAATCAGTAAAAAATCAAAAAGTAAAAGTTAAGGAACTTCTTATTGTAACCACAGCAGAAGAAAAACTTAATGCACACGTTGATTCATACGATTTTGGGGACTTGTCACACAGAAAAATTGTATGGGATAAAGAACCTACTTTTTCCGCACAAATAAATTTTGGTGTTGAAAACTCAAATTCTAAATGGGTTTCTTTTTTTGAGTTTGATGATGAATATGCAAATATTTGGTTCGATAATGTCAAAAAGTACATGGAATACTATCCGATGGTTCAAGCATTTTTACCAGTAGTTGTTGATACTGATGAAAAGGGGGCTTTTGCCGGATTTACTAATGAAGCGGTTTTTGCCGCAAATTTTGCTCAAGAAGTTGGCTATTTAACAAACGATATTTTGCAAGACTATCAAAACTTTCAAACATCAGGTATGGTTATTCGTAAGGATGTCATCGAAGATTTTGGTGGATTTAAACCATCACTTAAATTGACGTTTGTATATGAATTTTTGTTACGACTTACTTACAATTCAACATCAATTATGACAATTCCTAGAATTGGCTACAAGCATACAAATATGAGAGAAGGTTCAATTTTTTGGAACTATAAATTTGGAACAGACAAGATGGTAGATGATGAAGTAAAGTTCTGGGTTCAAACAGCAAAAAAGGAATATTTCTTCAAAGAAGACCGAACCATAAATTATCAATTACAAAATGATTAATGTTAGAAACATTAACGGCGACTACCGAGGATGTTTCGTCAAAAAAAAGGGGCCGTAAGGCAACCACAACAAACTATTTTGACGTCCGCGAGGAGGAAGCTGTAAGAGCATTCCTCCTTGCAGAATCATATGAGGAAAAAAACAAAATTTATAATGAATATCTAAGGGCTCCTTTAGATAAAATGATTTCGTCAATTATCCGAAGGTATAAATTGTATCGTAAAGACATGGATTTCAGAGAAACTCATGTTGATACTCATTCATTTTTAATGACCAAAGTAGATAAGTTTAAGCCTGCAAAGAATAAAAAAGCTTACTCTTATTTTGGAACGATTTGTAAAAACTATTTGATGGGTCAAATAATCAAGGACCAAAAAGATTTAAATAGAAAAGTATCTTACGAAGACATATCGATGTCTTTAGAACAACGTCCTGATATGATTTACACCATAGAAAATGATAACATAGAAATGGAAGTTGTTATACAAAAATATTTGGAGGAATTAAAAGAATACATAAACACAGAAAATCTCTCGGACAATGAAACTAAACTAGGATTTGCGTTAGTAGATTTATTTGAAAATTATGATACAATATTCAGCGGAGCGGATAATAATAAGTTCAATAAAAACATAATTTTGTTGTCTCTTCGGGAGATGACAAATCTTTCAACAAAAGAAATAAGAAATTCAATGAAAAAATTTAAAAAATTATATTCTGTTGTTCAGGCAACAATGAAATATTAACTTTTGAATAATTCAACTGATATTTCATTTATAGGTATTTATAATTATGCCACGTCCACAACGAAAAGAAATTAATTTCAGTAAAGAATCAATCTTATCATTGATGCAAGAAATCTACAATGAAATTGTAGAACAAAGGAATACTGCTCTCAGAATTCAAAATAAATTGATTGCCATGATGAGAGAACCAGAAGATATGAGTAAAATAAGCTCAGTTCTTGAAAAACAACAAAAAATTATAAATGATTGTGTTGAGAAAAAATTGAGCTTATCTAGACTACAAAGTTCCATCTGGGAAAAAACAACAAACAACCAGGAAAGTTTTACTTTGTCAGATATGGATGAAGATTTAATGGAAAAATTACTTGATAAAGATTCTGAAATTGAGGACAATTCAAATTACAGAATGTAAGTCAAATGCCAATTTTTAATTCCCAATCACTAGATGCCGCCGGAGGTTTTGAAGCAATTTCAAATAGAATTGCTGCTTTACAGGCATATAATGACTCCAGAGAATTAACTCAAGAAAGCGACAAAAAAAGGGGTGATAGTCTTGCACAATCTTTAAGATTATTAGCGGGACAAAAATCCTCAGTAGAAACAAATCAAAGCAGAGACAAAAGAAATCAACCTACCAGTTTTGACAGACTGATACAGCTAATTGGACAATCAAATCCAAATTCTAGATTTCCGAACACTGAAAAAGAGATTAGAAAAAATCTACTTCAGTTAGTTTTCCAAATGAAGGGTGAAATAAAACAAATTGTCCAAGAAGAAGCATTCAGAGTTTTAAACTGCGCCCAACAGCAAACATATAAAGGACTTTCTGCAAACGCAATCCAGACTATTGGAAATTTATCTTTACTTGATGACCAACAAGGGATATATGTCCGAGTTAGTGACATAGATTTTAATAAAAATTTGACGATAAGTGCTCAAACACAAATTGGTAGACTTTATTACGAAACAACTGGCATAACATCATTGGCAGTTTATAACAACTATTCGGGTCGTAGACCTTTCCCAATGAACTTTGAATTAAATGAGCGTATAAATCAAGAAGGTAGAACTTTTAAAGATGAATATAACGTAAGTTATAATGGAAGGAGTAGACAAGGAATTTTTGATTTTGAATACAAAACAGTAAACGGACTTGGTGTTTCTGGCAATTTTCTTAGAGTATTTTTGCTTGACAGAGAAGGTTCTCCATCGTCAACAAACCCTAACCAATCTACTTTACAGTTTTCCGCAAACACCATTCAAAACGCTTTGGGAGATTATTATGATTCCATTGACATATATGAACCAAAAGTATTTTTAGCCAATTTATTAAAGCTTGCCACTGGTTTGCTAGCAAATAGTGTTTCAATACAACAATTAGAATCGCAAAACAAATTCACAACAATACTATACAGAATTATGGGTATTTGTGAATCTGGGTCTTCTGAAATTGATGTTTCCGGGAATGCTAAAGTTTCTGAATTGGATAATCTTGACGAAAGCTTTTTCACCTTTACAGAGACAGAATTAAATGATATAAATTTAGAATCAAATAATCAAAAAAGAGGCGTAGTTCAATTTATTGACTGTGATAATATTGATTTACCGGTCAATAATGAACTCTTATTACAAGAGTTAGATACTCTATCAAATACAATAGATTCATTGCCAATTGAAGCCCAGGTTGCTGAAATAGAAAGAATATTAGATTCAATTCCTCAAGCATGGAGTCAACAAGGGTTTGGTGGTATAGGTTTTGATTTGCAAAGCCCATTTAATCAAGGTATTTACAGAAAAATAATTCTCGCGTTACTTTCTTCAGTTTTTACACCCAAGGTATTATTTCCTCTTTTTATATTCAAAGAGTATCTACAAAATCAACTTGTTGGGTTTACTAATAATTTATTGGAAGCTCCGCAAACATTAATCACACAAGCGAACGCTCTTATAAATTCAGCAAATACAATTAATGCTCTAACTACAACATTTATAAATGATGGTGTAGATTTTACCAAAAAATACAAAAAATTTGTATTCAGAGTTGTTGGAAGAATTATGAATAGATTTTTAGAATTGCTATTCACAATGCTCAAAAAAAATATTTTGAAACTTATTAAAACCATTCTCAAAGACATTGCCAGAACCAGTAAAAATGCAAAATTGAGAGCAATAAATGCAATTTTAGATTATGCCGAACCTTTGATACAAGGATTCCTAAACTATAGGGAATGTAAAAGTTTAATTAAACAAATACAAAGAATTTTGGATTTGATTCGTGGAGAACCACGAACACCACCTAATCCGTTATCTAACGCACTTCTTGTTTTATCAGAATTTTTGCCCGGAATGTCACCGGAAAGGGGTGTTCTAAACAGTATCGAATACATGCAAAGATATGGATTAAAAACAGGTCCTAATCCAGATGGTAGTCCGAATAGAATGGTAGCTTTCACCACAGCCCTTCAAAAGGGAGGTTATGATGAATTTATACAGAATGGTAAAGTAGAAGGTACAGTATTTGTTCCTCCTCTTACAGGGGGGGTATTAAAAGTATGGGCTAAAGGAAAATAATATGACACAAGAAGAATTTAAAGTATTCATAGAAGTAGCCAAAGATGCTAAAAATGTCCCAAATGTTCGTCTTGAGCAAACTATGGATAAACTAGCGCAAGAATTTGAAGTTACAAAACAAAGTGTTCTAGGTTTGAGTGTTTACTTAGATAAAATTGAAGAATTGTACAATACAATCTTAAAAGAATATCAAAATAGAAATGCCGGGTAGGATTTGGTTTTACGCTGTTGTCGTCGACAATCAAGACCCACTCAACCTTGGTAGGGTGAGGGCACAGTTATTAACAGACGATAATACTGCGATTAAAAAAAGTTATGAAGGTTTTGGTCCTGCAGATTATTGGACTGAAAAAGACCCCTTTGTATTTAATTCTTTGTTACCTCTTTATGTCTGGGCAGTCCCAAAGATAGATGAATTAATACAAATATATTATCACGAACCTGACACGGCGCAGTTCTTAAATGCCTACTATATTCAAGGGCCATTCAATAGAATTCAGAATATTGTTCAAGAAAATTATAATGAGTCCCAGAAATTTACGGACATTTCAGGTGTGCAAATTGTTGGTTCCAAAAATTTACGTAATCCGAACGGAACTTACAAAAACCCAGACCCCGATGGTGTTTTTCCGGACCCTGGTGACGTAGCATTGTTAGGGAGAGGGAGTACAGATATTGTACTAAAAGAAAATACGACGCTTCTAAGAGCTGGTAAATATAATGGAGAACTTGTATCCGATAGAGACCCAGTTGGCAATAAAAACCGAGCTTTTATTCAATTAAGTAAATTTACAAACAAGACAACTATTGGGGCACAGGTAAAACAAGCCGATATTAAAGTTCAAAACTTACAGGTAAATTATTTGGTTGAGTATGATATAACAAATCCTGAAAACAATTTCAATTTGTACAATGGTTCTGTTAGATTGTTTAAATTGTTACCAGCGCTTGCTACAACCTCCGAAAATCTAAAAGTAGATTCCAATGTTGAACAATATAAATTTATTAAGGCTTCTCAATCGTTCAATGTACTGACTCTACAACAAGTTATTGATTACATTAACACGTTTATTCAGGAATGTAACTCAGCCCAAAAAACCGCCACAGGTACAGCTTTATTTAGTGTTTTAGATGAAAGATTTCCAATATACTTTAGACCTGCCAATAGTTTCTATGACTTGATGAAAACCTCAACAAACAATAATGTGAGGTTATCATTAACAACGGTTTTTTCTAAAATTAAATTAAACTTTAATGATAAAATTGGTGGTTATGGTTTAATCTACCAGCAAAATCTAGTGGGTGACCCTATTAAAATTACCCCAAAAAGTTTCAGAAAAATTGAGACAAATGCTCTTCCTGAAACTTATGGTGCATTAGGAGCACAACACATTTACTTACTTTCACAACTTTCTCAAATACCAGGTAAAAAGAAAATTAATTTTGCAAATTCTTTATATGGTATTGATGAACAAACCTTTGCTCTTCAGATTCAACCAAACACCTCAAGTGCTGTAAGAGGTGAGGAGCTGTTAGAATTGCTTAACGTTATTGTTAGATTTCTTGTTTCACACACGCATGGATTCCCTGGAGAACCCCCCATTCCAATAACTGAAGACGGTTCAAGCGTTAATAATCTTATCCAACAGCTAAATGAGGCTTATACTAAGGTGTTGAATCAATATATTCGATTGAATTGATATTTATTAAGAAAAAGTATAATGTCAATTTACAGGTCGTATTTTAGTAGAAACAATACACTTATTTCCAATTTATTTACAAACACAGCCAGAAACCCAGTGGTTGAGCTTAATTTTGGTAGCTCAGACCTAATCACCCCCAATTTCGGATTCACTCGTTTTATTTTTGACTTAGACCTTGATGGTCTTAGACAAATGTATCTAGACAAATACATCTCAACAGGATGTACCACAGCCATCACCCATACCCTTTTGATGACAAACACATCATCATTTGACGACGACCTTATCAATACCAATATGAATAATGGGAGAAAGAGAGCAACATCTTTTGACCTTATACTTTTTAGAATACCAAAATTCTCAGGCACAACCGGAATCCCCCAAGCTTGGGATGAAGGTGTTGGATACGATTACAATGATTTTGGGACCACCGTCAATGGAGTCTCAGGTTCACAAACAGCAATTGAGCAATACAACAACAAAAGCTTCTCTCTAAGGCCTTCAAACTGGTATCAGACAACAACTGTTGCAAACTGGTCTCAACCTGGCATATACGACAACAAAAACACCTTAACGGGGCTAACTGGATTGAACTACTCATCCATAACAATTGTCGATGAACAACATTTTGAACTTGGGAACGAAGATATTCAGTTTGACATGACAAATGAAATTACTGGAATCCTAAACGGAACAATCACAGGTGTAACAGGATGGGGTGTTGCTTACAAACCAGACATTGAAAACCTAAGTGGTTTAACCGATGCCTACTCTGTTGGTTTCTTTGGAAAATATACCCAAACATTCTACCAGCCATATCTTCTTACCGATTATAATGACTTAATCCAAGATGACAGAAACGTATTCCTAAAAAACCAAACTAACAAACTGTACCTTTACGTTTACCAGAATGGAGACTTTGTCAATCTAGATAATCTACCTGGGGTAAACATCGAAGACCAAAATGGTGATGTTGTTCCTGGTGGTTCAGGATTAACAACCTGTCTGGCTACAAGGGGGGTTTATGAAGTTACCGTGCCAAATATTTTTACAAATCAGCCCGTACCTTGTTTATTCTACGACGTGTGGACAGGACTGACAGTCAATGGACAGTCCCTACCAAATGTTACAAACCAATTTGTTCTGCAGAACTACTCTGCCGGAATACAAATCGGTAGCTTATCTAAAGAGCCAAGTAAATATGGATTTAGTTTCTACGGCATCTTACAGAATGAAAAGATACTTAACACGGAAGTTCGTAAAGTAGGTGTTGTTGTAAAAAAAGAGTGGACTTCGCAACATCAGTTAGAAAATGTTGATGTTTATTATAGAATATATGTGACCGAGGGGACAACTGAAGTTCAAGTTCAGGATTGGACATCAGTAAATCGAACTCCAAATGAATATTATTTTATGTTTGATATGAGAGACAAAATCCCCAATGAATACTATGTTGATATTAGGGTAAACACAAGTGGTGAGAAAGATATTTATAAAGATACCCTAAGATTTCAAATCGTTAACAAAAAATGAAAAAAGTAATCAAAATGTCGGAAACAAATTTAAAAAACATCATTCGTAGAGCTTTACATGAAGCTGAACACGAACATAATCGTTATATGTTTTTTAGTAATCTTGAACAAATCAAAAGACAAGCAGAGTTACTTTTAAATTTAGACCATGACCAAATCCATTCTATTTTAGAGGATGGACATGATTGGGCTGATGACCATATTACCGTTGCTAAAGAAAATTTAGACCAGGTATTTGATTTCATGATGAATGAAATTAATCAAGAAAGTGATGAGGGTATGATGATGGGTGATATCACTGTAGTGGAGGGTAAAAAGAAAACAGGCACAGAACTTTGCGCTAGAGGCAAAGCGGCTGCAAAAGCTAAGTATAAAGTTTACCCTTCTGCTTTTGCAAATGGTTATGCCGTGCAAGTTTGTCAAGGAACCCAACCTGGTCTTGATGGTCAGAAAAAATGTTCAGGAGCATATTGCTAGATTGAAAAATTTGTTTTACCTTTGTAGTCAAAGATGAAGGTAATGAAAAATCTAAACCACACTTTTCGTCGTTTCGTTCAGAAACAGATGATTTACGTTTTTCGGTATGTCAGTACCGAACAGGAAAAGTCCATATATGAGCGCGACTGTATTGCCGTATGTAAGAAGTTTATTAATCAGCCAGATTCAATTATGCTTCTTACACCAATTAGTGGTAAACGCTATATTAGAAGTGAAAAAAATGAAATTTTTATTATTTTGGACTCACATAGAGTAAAAATCATTAATCATGTTTACGCTTATGATGTGCACATTAACGATAAATCATGGAATCAAATTATTTCACTATTTGACAATGAAGTTGAAAAACGTAGAGAGGAATTTGAATTTCAAATAACATCTAATATTAAATCGTCACTTCAAAAAATTGCTAGGGAAAATTTATGAAAAACATTTTTAATATTCTTTTTTATGCCGGAATGGGCGTAATAGTTTCAATTTTAATGATAATTGGTTTGTTCGCAATAAATTTGCAAAATATTTTAAACACGTTCAGTAAAAATCAACCCGAAGTTAGTTCATTTGTAAAGGACAGTTCGGCTTATGTGATAAAAGATGACAATCACAACAATCAGGTAACTATAGAAAAATTACAACCTAAAGTTGAAGTTACAAAAAAAGTTGTCGCAAAACCCGTAGAATTAAAAAGCCAACCAATAATTGATTCTCAATCTGTAGCTATTATCAAAGACACTACAACTATTTCACCGGATTCTGCCCGGTAGATTCTCTCAGAACTTTCGAGATTAAATCTCGTAAACTCTCATTTTTCTTTTTGGGCTTGTAAGATACCATGGTAGGTTTGTTACCCTTACCTACCTTGGGATTCTTTTTTTCGGCAGCTCTTTTTTGAGCACAAGCTGATTTTTTTTGAGCGTCAGTCATTTTAGCGGCAACACCTGCGGCTCTACATTTCGGGTATCCTTTAGAATCTGCTTCAGGTCTACCACAAGGTGGGTGACCTCCACCTTCTTTTTTACGGCAAATATTTACCCAAGGACCTTTAGGTTGCTTACTTCCTTTAGGTTTTTTTTTGGTTCCAAACCAAACGGCCAAATCTTCTTTCAATATATCTTCTTTGAAAATTTTTTTTCTCATCTTTTCAACTTTATTAATGTTTAACTTAACTTTTTTTTCATCATTTGAAATTTGGTCCTTATTTTTTTTTATTTCACCATCATAAGAATCAAAGGCTGTTTCATTATTTAAATATTTTGAAACTTTTTCAGTAAAAGGGCGAAGTTGTTCTGTAGTCCAAATTCTAGGAGTAATATTTAATTTTCCCTTATATGCACCATCACTTGAAGATGTTGTTCCTTCGTTGATTTTTTTGTTCATAATATTATTATTCTATAAATATTATTTTTTTATGCAAGAGTTTGTACCATTCCCATTGTTTGACAGAATTAACATTCAAAATTCAGAAGATTTCGAAAAACTTATTGAGGACCTCAATAATGAACAATCAACTTTCATAATTCAGATTGCATTGGAAAAAGCTTACAATTCTGGGATATTTAGTTTAAGTGAATCTGAGATTTTATCAAAAGCTTTACGTTTGAATAATAAAAAGGAAAATAATCAAATCTAAGCGTAGATTTATCCGAAATAAGTAAAAGTATTGTTGAAGGTGAATTAATGTTAACACAAGCCGTGAGAAAAGGCCACAAGCCCTATTATGGAGACGAACTAGAAAATGTAAGAACTGAAGTTGGTGTTTTACGGTGTTTATACTTTGGTAATGAATCAAAGTTTTGTAATCCAAGATATAATAAATAAAAAAAGGGGACCGAAGTCCCCTTTCTTTTTGTAGTTTGAGATATTATCTCAATTCTCTCAAGTCGAACGTTCTAACACCATCAACTGTGATTCTACCATAGAACCTGTTATTTACAACCTTCTTAGCGTATCTAGTCATGATACCCTTGATAGGTGTAAAGTTGAATGGGTTATACATCGTAGGAGTGAGTTGTAAAGGTACGTATGGAGCGTAGATGTATCCAGTGTCAAGTAACGAAGTACCTTTGTGTCCTAACAACACCTGGTTTGCAGGGAAGTAAGGGTCACGGTAAACTTGATATCTACCAGCCAAAGTACCAACTCTCTCGATACCCATGTTGTATTGGTCTTGCTCAGGAGCTGCGTTTGATACGTGGAAGTACTCCAAGTCATCAAAGATTGCAGAAACCTCAGAAGATACAACAATCCAGTTTGCGCCACCTCTTAGAGTTGATTTGTGGATTTGTGCAGAGATTTGGTTGATTGCAGTGATAAGCGTCTGGTTCCAGTCCTTCTGAGTGTAAGGAGTAGTTCCAGCTGAGAATCTCTTCCATCCGTTGTAGTCCCAACGAAGGTTCCAAGATGCAGCTTTTCTCAAGTCTCTCAAAATCTCACGGTCAATTTCAGCAGCTACTTGCTCAGACAACAACGCAGTCAATTCTGCTTCAGCGTCGATGTTGTGGAATGCAGCTACGTCTTGAGCCATTTCAGGAGACCATTGTGCTCTAAGTTTTCTTTCAGTAACCGAAACAGTCACAGACTGAAGGTCGAAAGAAACTTCACCAATTTTATCTTCGAATTCAAGATTCTTGTAGATTCTGTAAGTTGCAGTGAATGCCTGGTTTACTGTGGTAATTTCTGATGCAAATGTAGAACCAGTGTAACCGTCAAGTGATGAATCACCACATGAAAGACAAACAGGAACTTGCAAGTCAACTTCAAGGTAGATTTTACCCTCTTGGTCACAAACGTCGTAGTATGTACCACCATCAGTTTTAGAGTTAGGGAACACAAGAGTGTCATTTTGTCCGTATTGTACAATACCCTTACCGTATTTTTGAGTTACAACTCTGAATAGGTAGTTATTTTGAGTATTTGCAGAAGTATACAAGTTTCCAGCAGCACCACGGATTTGAAGGTCAGTCAAGAATTCTTCTGTGTCCATAGGTTGACCGTTAGGTCCGATAAGTTGTCCAGCACCAGCTGTAGCAAATCCAGACATCACAATCAGAACCTTTCTGTAGTTACCCACAGTGTAAGCCGAAGGAATAAGTTGGTCAGCTAACCAAGCAACAGTAGTTACATCAGCTGAAATAGCTGAGAAAGAACCTTTAGAGTAGTCGTAAAGTCCTGGTGGGTCCAAAGCTGGTTCGTTACCTTCGTAGAATCTATCGTAAAGGTCTTTTTGAGTGTTATAGTCATAACCACTGTTAGGAGTTTGACCCGCAGCTGCATTAGGTGCTCCGTAAGGTGCCCAGTGCTCGTTTAAACCAGCTCCAGTGTAAGACTGAATGTTTGGTACGAAGTAGAACAACTTACCGATAGGAAGGTTCATCGCTTGTACAGAAACGATATCGTTAGCCAAAAGCTTAGAGAATACTCTACGTACAATTGGGAAAACAACGGTTTCGAATGAACCTGAGTCTGCTGTAGACGATGCTTCGTTTATCAAATGTGACGCTTGGTTTTCATACAACTGCGCGATATTTTCTTTAAGGTGACCGTTAAGTCCTTCGAGGAAACCTAACTTGTCCCATTTGTTGATTGTATCTTCTTTGATAACTTTAAGGTGCTTAAGACCGATGTTACCAACAAGACCACTTTCTAATAATGCTCCCATTTTTTTTGTTTTTTTTTAGTATTTTATTTGTTTTTTACAATTTAGACATCAAATCTTTAATTCTTAAGAATTGTGGATTTTCATATGTCTTTGACTCGATAAGATTAGCAGCTGAACCAGAAGTTTTTGTTGTGTTCAACTGTCTCTCAACACTTTCAGAAATATTTCTAGTATCCACTGTTGAGAGTTCGTCCTTAACGGTCTTGTAGAGTTGTTTTGATTCTTTTAAATTTTCTACAGAATCAAATCTTCTCAAAATATTTATTTTTTCTTTTTTGGTAGTGGAGTGTTCTGTGAACAATCTTGTAGCATATGCTAAATTTGAATTGAATACAGCAACTTCATTAAGTTTTTCTCTGAAAACATTTAATGCTTTTCTATATTCTTCGTTTTTCTCTCTAAGCATTTTCAACTCAGATTCAACGGATTCAACTTTAACACCATTATTACTATAAACATAATTTCTATTGTTAGTAATACCTTTTCTTAATCCTCTACCTTCTTTAGAACCCATACCATACGTTCTAGCAGCTTCTTTTGTTTCTTCCTTGGTTTCATAGTCTTTTTTACCAGGATGGGTCTTAGATTTATCACCTTTGTTACCACCAACTTTTCCTTCGTAGTCTTTAAAGTGTCCATCTTTACCCTCACCAGCTTTCTTTTCAACACCATCTACTTTCTTACGTCTGTATTCGCGTTTCTTAGAATCTTCTTCTATTTCACCCTCTTTGAATTCAAATTTTGCTTTACCAGTTCCCATAGTTTTAGGTCCAGCCTTTTTGTGGTCATCAAACCCTTTCTTAGGTAAAGTACTATCGTACTTAAACTTAGGGTTACCCATTCCAACGCCTTTTGGTTTTACAGTCATTTTAGCTTCGGTAAGGTCGTAATCCTCTGAGTAGTCACTATAATCCATCATTTCATCTAGTTCCTCATCCATGTCTTCCTCATCCATTTCGATTTCATACATAATTTCATCCGCATCAGATTCTTTTTTCTTTCCAGAATACAAAGCTTCTATCATTGCGTCTAAATCTGTATCTTCTTGCATGTCTAATTCAGAAAAATCCATTTCATCTTCCATACCTTCAGTATCGTAATCCATCATATCACTTTCTTCATCCATTTCGGACTCATCAAGTTTTACAATATACTCAACGTCTTCATTTTCATCGGATAGATGAATTTCATCATTATCTTTCACAACAATAATTCCATCTTCTGAGCCCATTGCTTTAAAAACTTTGACAATTTTATCAAAATCTTTTTCACCGGTCATATCGATAGTTTCTTCTGAATCTTCGAAGTCCATAGTATCCATATCGTCCATATCGTCCATGTCACCCATATCCAATACAGACATATCCAATTCCTCAGAATCTTCCATACCCTCAGCATCGTCATCCATGTCTAATTCCATTCCGACTTCTGCATCGAGCTCAACCTCATCATCATCAGCTTGTTCAGATAGAGATTCCTTTACTAATTGACTGATTTCTTCCTTCATAGTAGAAGCAAGTATTCCTTTTGCGTTTTCGGCAATTACCTCCTCAACATTTTTCATTTGAATGAGTGCCTCTTCAACTAAATTTTTAGTTTCTTGCATGTAAATTGTTTTCCTAATAAATAGTTAATAAAATAAAAAAATCCGTTTGTACCCCTTTTTATTAAAAAAGGTACGAACGGAAATAAAAAAGGTGGGTCACCCCACCTTTAAAAATCAATCAATCACTTCATCAATTTTACTTTCCACTACCGAGATAATTCGCCAATCGTGCTGGAAGCCAGTGTATTTTTTAGTTACTTTAGCTTCGACATCAGTCACCGAAAACCCATTAACGAGTTTTTCTTCTCTGATTTTTTTAACACGTCCAGAGTTTTCATCCGGCAAATCATAAACGATTTTTGCAATAAAGAATTTTTCTTCCATAATAAATAAATTAACGATTCAAATAATCGGTTAATTTTTTCATTAAATCAACTGACTTACCCATTCCAGAGTCAGAAATTTTTTGTTTTTTTTCTTCTTCTAGATTTTCTTCATACGTACTTCTTTCCTCAGGACTACCAAAAAGGTATGCACCTGGAGTTGATGGTGAGGAAACTAAGTCAAAGCAAATCAACTCAAAATCTTCTTGAACTTCATTTTGGTCACCTTTTTTTGCTAGCGAACCAACACCTCTCGACGACACACCCATAGTCACTCCCTGACGCATTAAATTAGCCGCGATATCACCCTTAGTAGAAACTATTCCACTTTCATGAAATCCTGGTGATGTTAACAATTTTAATTTACCCATTAAAATATTTCCATCCCACCAAACGTCGGTAATTATATGTGAAACTCGGTCCAAATCAATTAAAGAAGATTCTGGATGGTTCAACTCTGAAGTTGATAATCCTTTTTTAATAGCTGTTTTATACCTTTCAGCTTCTCTTTTTAAAATTTTTTCCGGATACACTCTGCCGTTTCTGTTTGGAACACCGTATTTCTGTAGTACAGCAAAAAATTCAAATGGATTTCTATAGTCAATTTCTTTGGTTTCCCTGAGAATGGCTTCATTTAAAGGGTCTCTTGGTGATACATATCCAGCATCCATTTCTACTAGAATGCCTCTGCCACTATCTTTAGGACCCAAAACTGGTAAATCTTTCATTATATCTTTTAAAGATAAATATTCTATTATAGCGTAGTTTTTATTTTTAGTTTTTCTTTACTTGAACTAAACGTAAAATATTCATTTCTTATAATGCAATCCTTGTAAATTTCTTTGATAATTTTACGAATTAGCTCTTTTAGTTGCGACCCTTTAAAATCCAATTCTATTTTAGTATAAAGATTAATTTCAAGATTCATAAATGATTTTTTATTAAGTTGAATACCACTAGTTCTCAGGTCTAAGTCAACTATAAATTTTTCTGAAAATATTTCTCGATTAATACTGTGATAAACTGAATGTTTTATGTCTCGAGACAAATTTGCAACAACTCGTTGCCAATTTTCGCTTTCTTTCTTTGGACAAACCCACGTTTGGATGTTTATGTACATCGACTTTAGGTTTTTAGAATCCACGGTACCAAATGATGTTTTTAAAGATTCATATTGATTTAATTTTACCGTCTTACCTTTCTTCATTAATATTAAAGTTGAAAATAGATTATTTATATTCAAAGAATAAGAAACTTTTTAACAATTCCAAATATTTCTAGAATATGTTAATAGTTGAAGTAGATAAGAATATCGAAAAAGCGCTTAAGATACTGAAGTCAAAAGTTATTAAAACTAGACAAAATCAGTTGTTAAACGCCAAAAAAGAATTTGTAAAAAAATCTGTATTAAAAAGAAACAAGATAACCAAAGCGGTCTATGTTCAACAAATTAGGAATCAAGTAGAATAGATTTTTCCAAATTCTTTAGTTTGACATAACTAATTTGACTGTACTTTTCATTACCAATTTTTCCGATTGTTTCGGAAATTTTTCCTTTAAGTTCTTCATCACCTTCTTTTTCTGAAAGAAGTTGTAATTTGTTCATAGCAGACTCCTTAAGGGTGTTAAATTCTGTTTCCAAATCAACATTATTGGATGCAATGACATGGAAAATTTCTTTTCTAGAATTTTCATCCAAATTTTCTATGTATTTTGATAATGTTTGATTAGCAATCGAAACCATGGACTTTAAAGGAATTTTAGGAGAATCAATAGGTTTTTTTATTGATTCCATTAACTTACTAATAATCTCTTTTTTTGAAATCAATCGTTCTCTAATATCTACTTTATTAAAGTAAACTAAGTTATCAATATTTTCATATAAATTATGAACCTTTTCACCATTTTTAGGTAACTGAGTTATTTCCAATAAGTGTCTTACAACATTTAGCGCTTCTTCAAAAAACTCTTTTGCTTCATTTTCAGACAACCCTTGTGGTTTGGATAAGTCATCGTAAATTGAATATATTTTTGAAAAAGATTTGTTTGATAAAACATTATGTCTAAATTCTCTCAATGTTTGCTTGAAAGTTGAGGTGTCCTTGTAGGACTCTACTAGGTTTTTTTCTATAATAGATTTAATTTGTCCGAAAGTCATGAGGTCGTAATTAATCTCTTATAAATATTACGAATTTAATAACTTATCTAGTTCATCATTTAATTTACCTAAACTTTGCTGACCAACACCTAAATTTAAATATTTTTTACCATATAAATTAGATTCAATCAATAAATTCAAATCTTTACCCCTTATTGATTCTGGGGTTATTTCAGCTTCTTCGGGAGCTGGTGTTTCAGGTGTTTCGGGAACTCCAGGTATACCACCAGTATCCCCACCACCAAAATCTTCTCCGCCTAAAGCACCACCTAAGTCAGGAATACTTCCTCCACCCCCACCTAATGAAGCGGCTGCAGGTTCAGAAGTTTCTCCTGGAGGAGCAGCTGGAGCTCCCTCTCCAGGTTTGTTGCCGTATAAAGCATCAATCTGGTCAAATATACCAGTTTTAGAAATTACTGTTGGGGTATTTTTAAGTTCTTCACCAATTGCCCTTTCCATTCTTTGCTGTAGCAGGTCAGTCTTAATTTCGTCATCAGACCAATTAAAAATGTGTTTTTTAGCCCATGTAGAAGATGCTGGTTGAATGCCATTTCCTGGGTCAGAAACCAAATCACGATAAAGTAATACTTTTTCCTTCCATATATCAACTTTAAGCAAATCTGCCTGTGTTGAGGGGTTTGTGAGCCCCAAAGTAAAATTAGAAATTTCTTCTTCGAATCCTAAAATAAATAAATGCACTATGGCAATTTTATTTAATTCTTGAATCATCGATTTTTGAATTCGATTAATAGTACGGGCAAAACGAATATCCTGTAAAGCTAAACTTTTACCATCACCAACAACTTCTTCAAATCCAAGAAACGCCTTCGGAATACGTAGAGCGGTTACCAGTTTTTTCTGGATATATTCAATGTCCGCAATTTCAGAAAGATTTTGGGCACCGGGCAAAGTATCAATAGGACTAGGTTGCGCTGGGTCTCTTACAGGTATAAAATAATCCTGGTCAACAGCCATCTGATTGAATCGCATATCAACATTACCTGTTTTCGAATCGACAATTTGTTCTCTTTTGAATTTGTTGGCAACACGTTGTACATAAGCTTCAACATCATCATCATTCATGTTTCCAACATAAACCTTAAAAATTCTTCTTTCTGGCGCACGAGATGTACGATAAATTAACATGGCATCCTCAGATAGCAACAATTGTTTCCAAATTCTTCTTGATTTTTCAAGCATAGAAGTACCATAAGGAAGTTTTCTATCGTCCCCAAGCAATCTAAAATGTGCGATTTCCCATGGTTGGAATTCCATGTTTTGGGGTTTCCAAGTAAATCTCAATCCTTTGTCATCCGTATTTTGAGGGACACCGATTGATGAATTTCTAGTTGCAAGCCCTTGTTCAAATCTTTCGATTTCTATATTGGGCAACTGCTGGCAACCTATAACCCCTTTTTCAGGGTCTAATCTCATGTAAACAAAATTATCACCATACTTACAGGTGTTTCTTGTCCACATTGCAAGGTTAGTATTAATGTCTAGTGCGTTATTGAATAAATCAACTAGTACTGACTTAATTCTTTTTGACTCTGAATAAACCTGAAGAATTAGACCATCCTCATTGGGTGTAGTAGATTCCTCGGCATAAATGTCCAACGCAGCAGAAATTTCTGGAGTGTTGTGTGAAAAAATAGTGTCTGTGGCAAAATTCTTATAGCCAGGAACTGTTAAGTCGTACACAGGAATAATGCCAAAAGGTTCAATAGATTCAATTTTGTGATTTAAATTGATTACATCACCTTTTGATTTTGCTGTGGAATATTTTGACTTTTCAATACCATAAGCTTCTAAAAATGTTTGCCAATCAGAATATCCTGAATTAACAACCTCTCTTTGTATTTTCCTATATGAAACATTTAATTTTGTTGCTGTTTTTTTGAGAGTTTTTTCACCTCTAGCTGCTTCAATAATATTGTCAAAACCAATTGTGAAATACGATGGATTGTTTACACCAGAACGCTTACCATCCCAAGACATTTTACCCTTTCTTTTTGCAACCTCAGACATTTTTTCCCTAAACTTAGGATTGGACCATAATTTTTCGTTGTTCAATTTTGCGTGATAAGCCCTATGTTCAGAAATTTTCATTATTTGAAGATTTTCTGGTTGATTATTCTTACCATTAAAATCAATATGATGAACTTCTTCGTCTTTTTCTATCGAGATGTTGTAAAACCACTGTGCAATTAAATTATGTTCGGAAATCCAGCCATTATGGCCTTCACTAGAATTACAAGTATAAATCCAATTATACTTTTCATTATTGAAAAAAGATTTACGATAAAAGGGCATCATAGAATCTCCTTTTTGTAAATTCATTACTCTTTCAAAAGAACCATCCCGTTTCATTAATTGATGTTCCCATGTTGCAATTATAAATGAACCATCATCAAAGGTGACTTTATATGTCATTTCATCCCTTGTGTAGTGAGCATTTCTTGCTTTTGCTGGCACAACCTTTTTTAAATTGTGGTCATAAGAGTATGTTATAAATTCGTAGTTTGGCCCTTTATCTGCGAGCTCTTTAATGGTAATAAATCCATCAGGTGTTGCTATTTTAGTATCACCATGAATACAATACTCCATAGATTCGTAATCGTAGTAGGACGCTAATCTGTTTGGCTCATAATAGACTGCTTGGGTATAAAGATTATTCTCAACCTTAGCAAACTGATTAGCTAAATAAAACGATTGTTTGGCTTGAAGTTTTTCTCTTTCATATTCTGCCTTGTCAGTTGTTCTAAGAAGTTCTTTCTTATCTAACTTATAGACAGGAAAATCCTGATTTAACAAAGCGTCAGGGCCCAAAGCTCTACTTAATCTTTGCCAAACCGTAAAATTTCTATTTTCCATTGTCCTAAACTTAAACTATCTGAGTTTAATATAAATAGTTTTACCTACCAAATAACCAACCATATTTTTCATAGTCAGCCCTTGACGCTGAGTAATTTTTTTGGTTGGGCATACCTTGCTGAGAAAATTGAGGTAAAGCCGGATTAAAATATTCGGATTTATCTTTGTTTTCAGTTATTACTGTGTTCCATGAATTTAACATCGCTTTAGTATGGTTGACTACCTTAACTAATGAAGGGAAAGCAGCTTCTGCAACATATAAAGCCATGGAAATCGCCATGATACAGTCATCGTGATGACCTCTTTGGTGGTCAGGTCTACCATTCATGTAAATAAAAGTTCCCATTTCGTTAATCAATCTATTAGACTTTATTTTAAATTCATGTCTGATAGCTTCTTCAAATGAAGCGATAATTTGAACTCTTTTATTATTAAAATTTATCCCGGGAATTTTTTCTTTTATTTTTGGGTCATACTTCCATTTATTATTCATATCAACACCGTCGTAATAAAAATTTTCGTACCCTAGCTCTTGTAATTTCCTGGCTGTAGCAACCCCCATGCCACCAGTCAAATCAATAACACACAAAGCACTATACATTATTCCCCATTTATAAGCAATTTCTGCGAGAGTGTCTGGAGGTAGTTTACCAACAAACTCTAATACTTGTTCGCGAGAATCGAAATCAATAATTTCAATACAAGAAAAATCTTCCGAATCACCTCTGGAAACGTCAATTCCCATTACATATTTATGTTCATTTTCTGGCTCTTTCCAAATCCAGAGTTGGCCCCCAACTAATTTGGCTTCGGGTTCTCTAACATCGTTCTTAACAATTGTCTGCAACATTTGAGCGTCAAACACATTGTCTCCAGAACCCAGAAAATTACATTCCAATTCCTGTGCTACCTTCCTTCGGTCGTATTTTAATTTTTTAACCATGCTCTCGAACCAGGATGAGCATGGTTTGTAACCATCATTGATGTATTGATGTAAGATTGAAAGTTGCCTTTCTCTTCTGTTTTCAGCAGATAAATCTAGAATAACATCCTTTGGGTATTCTTCTTTGTTAAGCAAATAATGTACAAGGTCGTTAGTTTTGACCATGTATAAATCTTTTGTGTATCTAGGGTCTCTGTACCAATACATTTCCGTAATCTTGAAATCATTCATATTACGTAATGCTTGGTCATAAATTTCATAATAAATGGGGTCAAAACCATTAGGTGTAGAAATCACAATAACTTTACCCCCAGTTGAGAGCGAAGCCATACATGCTGCCCAGAAGTCACTATCAGCTTCGATAAAGGCTGCTTCGTCAAAAATAAGTGTTGTTGGCGTGTATCCTCTAAGGGCGTCTTTTGAAGTTGCTACAGCTTTTACTTCACAACCATTTGAAAGTTTAAAATGTCTAGCAGAATTTTTTTCCGGTGCAAAACTTATGCCTACCCAAGGGGGCCATTGTTCTGTAAAACCCCGAATTTTGTTAGCAAATTCAACTGAAGTGTCAAGTTTATTTGCAATAATCAAAACTTTTTCGGGTTTTTCTTTTCTCGCAAAAGCTAATCTTTTACTCGCCCAAGCAGCTGTTACAGTGGAAACACCTGCTTGACGATACTTCAAAGCAATATTTTCATTGAAATTTTCATAATCCTCAACCAATTGAACTTGGTCTTGGAAAAGCTCCAAAGGGACATACCTTGAAACGGTATTGTCGTAAGTTTGAAGATAAGCTTTAAGAGCATAAGGAGTGCTTTTCATACACTTCTTATACTCAATGATTACTTGTTCTTTTGTCATAAATTCTTAGTCAGGACGGGAAATCCCCAAACCTGCCAAGAAATCCAATCCATCATCTTCCATGTCTTCACTGGAGTCAAAACTTTCATACTCTTCCTTATTCTTTTTGGCAATTTTAATAAGTTCTTTAAACTTATTAGTTGCTTTTGAATTTTTGTTTGTATCATCGGAAATTGCATTCCCTATGATTTTAAGGAATTCCTCGGCAGGAAGTTTATAAAGTTCCATTTGAAACCAGTTAATAAGCCCCTTATTTTCTTCATCAAATATTTCATTAGGTAAAGCAAAACGAATTTTTTCAACTACTTGAGGACCAATTCTAAGTGACCATGCTTCCATTGGTAATGTATCTGTCTGACCCATAACTTTTGCTCTAGTTTCCGGGTCTTCAGGTAAACCATATCTACCTTTGGCTTCTTCAATACCTTTAAGAATTTCGTGGCACAACATAGGGAAAATTAAACCATAAGCTTTGATTACAGTGTCTGCAGATTCCTCACCACCACCTTCTTCTCCACCATCTTCACCGTCGGCGTCGCCCAATTCCACCATGGCGGCAACACCTTGGCCAGTAGAACTCATCTGGTCAATTAAATCCTCCATAGTAAAATACATAAAATCATTTATAGCCATAAGCGTAGCATACATTCTATACAATCTAGGGTCTATGGCATCAAGTTTGGCTTTTATCTCAGGTTTTTGAAAGAAAAAATGACCTTTTTTTGCAGTACCTTGTATAATTGCATTGATTATATTACGTTTGTGGGTTTCAAGTTCTATAATTTCTTTAGAAGTAAGGTCTTCAATGTCAAATCCAGAATCAATCATTAATTTTTTAATTTCTTCCTCGTTCTCATCATCAAGTTCTTCAGCTGCCAATCTAAAATTACTAGTATCAATAGGCTGACGATTTAAATAAGCCTCAATTAAAAACCAATCTTTAGGAACTTGAGCCTCGTCCAATGACGATTCGATTGCAAGATTTTCTAATTCATCTTTGTGACGTGATTCGATATTGACAATTTGAGGTACTAATCCCATCATCTCAGAAACCAGCGTTCTAGCAAGCATTGGGCTATTAATTGTTTGATTACCCGTAACCTCTCTAACCTTATCAACAACTTCTTTGAAACGTCTAGTTGCAAGTTTTTGAACTTGTTCAGAACCCTCCTTAAAAGCAGGATTTTTAGCAAAAGGGCTCTCTGGGTCCCTTAACTTACGCTCCAAACTTGGGTCCATCCGTTCTGGATAATCCCCATAATCAATATCCTCACTAATTTTCTTACTTTTTGCCATCACCAAGAATACTTTGAATTAATTTTAAAACGTCATTTTTAGCCCTTTCGATTTCCTTTTTTGATGCTTTAGGAGCTGGGTTAGGTCCTTCAAAAGGTTTTCTTCCTGGATGAGAAGGTCTGGTAGTAGGTTTGGTATTCGGTTTTGTTGTAGGTTTGACCGGCGCTGTTTCAGTATCAGCCTCACTCATGGACTTTAACATACTTATATTACCAATAGGTTTACTCATTTTGATTGACTTACCCTTTTTTGACTTAGGTTTGTATATCGAACGACGAACCACACCTTGTTCGGCAATAGTTTCAAGAAATTCTGCTTTTGTCATTTTTGGTTGTAAATAATTTTCCACCAAAGATACAATTTTTTCTTCAACAAAAAAATCCATCGGAGATTTACCCTCCTTTAAACTTTTCTTAACCGCCCTAACACATCTTTCAAATTTAGGGGTTTTTTTAGGTCCGAGTTGTGCGTGACATATTGCATAAGGGTTGTTTTCCTCATTTTCAGCTTCAGACATGTCTACTTTTTTGTCAATTTCGGTGTCACCCAAATCGTCCATACCGTCTGGAGCTTGTACTTGGTGGGGTGCTTGAGTAGTTGCACCACCTTGAGCACTACCCATGTAATCTACGTTGTCTTCAGCTACCTCACCCTCAATTTTAACATCAATACCTCTCGAAGTTAAATCTTTAAGTTTCTGCGGGTCTCCAGTCGCTTTGTCAGCAGAAATCATTACAGAACCTTGTTCAGTTAAAGAAATTTTTCTGAACAAAACATTAATTTGATTTTCGTTTAATTTAGAAATAGTTTCGGGTGATAAGCCCATTTCAACTAGTTGAATAATTTTATCTTTAGTTTTCATAAACCACATTTTTTTCAAATTCGAGAATTAAATCTTTCTCGTATAATTTATCTTTTACCGAATCTTCTTCTTGTCCAAAACGAAAAACTAATCTATTATCCTCGTCATATTCACCAACTTCCCAACCTAAAGCGATAACTCCGTCCATGGCATCGGACAAGCTAAAGTAATCAGAATTTTGTATTAATTCGAGTTTAATATTTGATTTTCTTAATACTCCTACTTTACTGATATGCTCTAGTTCTGGAGGGGAAGGATATCCATTAGCCGGAGACGAATCCCAAGAATCACCCCATACTTCCAGATTATCAGAAAAAATAAATTCATAGAGATTATCTCCCTTATAGTCAGGACCTAGTCCGTTAATATAAGTTAGATATTTCATAGAACAATTCCTTCAGCAGAAATTTTTACTTGTTTATTTTTACTTTCAAAAACCAAATTCTTCTTGTTGGTTCTCCCAACAAAATCAAAATTTTTGTTTTCCTCTAAAAATTTCTTACCAGCCAATTCTTGTTCAATTGTTTCAGACAAATTTTCAATTTTATCAATCATAAAACCTAGTTTGGATTTAGACGAACTTTGTCTTTCTTCAAACAATTTTTTTGCATGCTCAACCTCTGAGGAGCTTACCTCGAAATACTTGCTTAGAACTTTATCTATTTTGCTTTCATTCATCGACATGTTGAAATTGTAATCTTCAGAACCCATACCTTCCATAGGTTCCTCTGGTGAGATTTCAGCATCAAAGTCCAAATCCATTTCAGTGTCGGGTTCATCCATGCCAAAATCAGAATCCATCTCAGCGTCAGCTTCAACATCTTCAAACTTAGCCATAATATCCTCCATGTCTTCTGGTTCCAGTTTGGTCAAGTCAACCGCTGAAAGAACCATATTAACTACATATTTGATATCTTCAGAGGTCATCCCTTCCTGTGTTTCCAAGGCTCGCACTTTTTGAGTGAGTTTACCTGTCAATTTTTGAATTAATTTAAAAGAAACTTTCTCTTCCACATCTTGTCCCATATCAGCAGGTTCTTCCATAGAAGTATCCGCATCCATATCAACATCCATATCTAAATTCATATCCATTTCATCTGCGGCACCACCCTCAGCAGAAGGTAATTCTGGTTCAGGTAATGGAGCTGGTTCAGCTGGAACCGGTGGAATTTCTGCAACTGGTGCAGGTGGGGTTGGAGTTCTTAAAACAAATTTCTTTTGTTCCCCAAATAATTTTACTTCCTCATTTTGACCATTAAGTTCATTACTTTCCTTAATAACCAAATTAAGTTTTCTTAATGCTTGAGCATATGAAGAAAAGTATTTTCTATTTTTCATTGGCTCCATGTAATCTAGCGAAGATTCATTAATACCTTTTTTAATAATGTATCCCTGCTTTTCTTTTACAATGTGATAATCCATTCCATCAGCCAAGTTGATGGAATACTCAGAGTTACCCTCATTAATGCTTGTTGAAGGCATTCTGTAGGTAGCAATCTCCATAATTCTTTTTAGTTTATCGGCTCCTTCGAGTTTTTCGCTGCCAATTGCTTTTAATTTTGCCATGGTTTTTTTTTGATTAATTTTTAATTGTTAAGGCCGTTTACTCCCCCGAGAAGCACCGCACTTAAGTCGATTACAGTTCCTTGTTTTTGTCCGTCAGGACCGACAGGTACCCAGTCAGCTGGGTGAGGATATTCTGCGGTGTAGGTTACACCACTACAAGTTATGCAAGCTTCGGCTTCATACTGAACATTCACATCGAACACTCCAAATGGAGTTGCTGACGGAGTAGGGGTCATTGTTTGCGTTTGAGTCTGCGTAGGGGTAGCAGTATTTGTTGCGGTTTGTGTTGGCGTTGCAGTTTTTGTTGGTGTTTGTGTGGGGGTTGCTGTATTAGTTGTTGTTTGTGTTGGTGTTTGTGTTTGAGTATTAGTTGGTGTTACGGTAGGTGATGGTGTATTAGTTGGTGTTGACGTATTTGTTGCGGTAATACTTGGTGTTGGTGTGTTTGTTGCGGTATTAGTTGGTGTTTGAGTTTGAGTTGCTGTGTTTGTTGGTGTTTGTGTCTGAGTTTGGGTTGTAGTGTTTGTAGGCGTTTGTGTTTGTGTTGGGGTTTGGGTTTGTGTAACTGTTGGTGTTGGTGTTGGAGTTGCAGTATTTGTTGGGGTTTGAGTTTGGGTTGCCGTGTTTGAAGGTGTGTTGGTGGGTGTTGAAGTTGGCGATTCGGTAGGAGTTGGTGTCAAGTCTCCAAGGCACTCAACACAAGAAAGCCATGGTCCGTTAAATACTGTTACAACTTGTGCTAATGGAGTTTCCTCAAAAAAATTAAGGGTCCAACAACCAATGTTTGTTGACCCGTCTAGTAATTCGTAAATTCTACCAGAAACTATGGTAGCTTCAGTAGCAAAAAATCTTGAAGGTTGCCCAACACAAGAAGTTCCAATAAAATAATTCAATGCCATGGACTTTTTTTTCTATAAATATTGCTCGTTTAATAATAAACTTAATTAATAAATATCAAACAAATGTTTAATCCAACATTTTTACTTCAACTGATAGCTCCTTATCCGTTTGTCGATTAACTGTATCATAAAGTTTTTCTAATAGACCTGCTCGTCTAAGGTATTTAAAAACCAAATTTTCATAGGAAAATTCCCCTGTTTTTTCTAAACCTGACTTCCGATAATCCTTCAATCTTTCTTTAAGTTTTTCAATGTTTTTTTCGTTGGCTATTAACCCTTCTTTTTTAACACTTGTAATGAGGGTTTCGATTTTTTCTACCCAAGTATCAATTTTTTTATTCAGTACTGAATATTCTATTTGTGGTTTTTCTTTTGATGGCTTAGTTAACCATTCATCATTTTCAACAGAATAAACCCCAGAAGCAAAGTGGGTTTCTTCTGCATCCTGAGGATAAAGCTCAACTTCATAGCCATAAATCTTTATATTCCTTTTTTGGTTGTAAACTTGTTTTTTCAAACCAAATAAATCTCTATAGAGTTGGGCTTGTTTACCAAACTGCTCGTAATCAATTATTAAGTGTAAATCAAAATCTGAAAATTGCGACCAATTATAGTTCGAAAGACTGCCCGTAAGAACAACATCTTCTACTTTAACTTCTTCACCTAAACTCTCACCAAAATCTTCAGCAATTTTCAATAAAGCTTCTCTAACCTTTGGTTTTAAAAAGGATTCTTTAACATTGTTAGGATTTTCCCAAATTTTTGGATTCAAAGAATCTTTTACAGAAAAACTTTTTAAAATTGTGGATTGTTGAGCCATACCGAATAAATACCCTTATATTATAGTTTAGTGTACTTAAACTTTTTTGCAATCTCGTTTGAAAAGTACTTACCTTGCGATTCAGCCATTCTGAATTTAGTGTAAGTTGCGTGAGGAACCTCATTGTATTGGTAACGTGTTCCGTTTTTAAATTCGACAATCATGTCCTTGTTTTCGGTGTCGTACTGTGAGCGCACAATTGTTCCAGATTCAATTTCGTTAAGGATAACCGTCCCTTTTATTTCTTCTCTTTTTACTCCCATAATAATAAAGTTTAAATTAAGCTTATAATAGATAAATACAAAAAACCCCCAACTTTCGCCAGGGGTCAAAAAATCATGGGTTTTTTAACTATTTTAATTTTTTTATTTCATCCCTAATTTCAATAGCTTTTTCAAAATCTTGTTTATTGATTGCTTCCTTAAGGTCATTTTCCAAACCGTTAATTTTTTCCTTATTTGCCTCAAGTTTTTTAATGCGGTCACGCAATTCCACTGCCATTTCAAATTCTTGTTCCTCAATAGCCTTTTGCAAAAGATTTTGAAGTTTGTTAATATCGGAATTGTTTTCCGATGGTTGTGGATTACTCGAGTTTCTATAAATGGTTGTAAATTGTATCATACCATCTTCTGATGTGAAAGTTTCCTTGGACCAATTACCAAGGTCGTCTTTACCTGTTTCAGTTTTAGTTGACCGTATTACAAACGGGTCGAATTGATTTCTTAAGAAAGAGTTTAGAATGGAATCTAAATCTTCGAAAATTCTTTTTTTTGCCATTTTTGTGTTTGTTAATTTTTATTTGCCATTACAATACGCAATGCAAATGCCAAAACAAGAGTTATGACACTTTGTCAGGTAATTTTAGTTTAGGTAACCTAATACATGACAAACTGTCAATTAATAAATATTTTTTACAGTGCGTTTGGAAATGTCCGTTTTTTGTTTAACCTTTGTACAAATCAAATTATAAAACCATGAGCGAAACTATGGACGACGACGACGATAAGGCCCTCGGTAGGAAGAAACCCTCTTCTGATTCTAGAACTCCTGTTCTGGATAATTTTTCCCGTGACCTTAATAAACTTGCTGAGCAAGGAAAGCTCGACCCAGTAATTGGTCGAGAAAAAGAAATCGTGCGCATTGCACAGATTCTCTCTCGTAGAAAAAAGAACAACCCTATCATCCTAGGTGAACCCGGTTGTGGTAAGACCGCAATTGTGGAGGGTCTTGCGAGCTTGATTGTAAATGGAAGCTGTCCCAAGAACCTTCTTGATAAGCGCATCGTCACCCTTGACCTTACAGCAGTTGTTGCTGGTACAAAATACCGTGGTCAGTTTGAGGAGCGTCTTAAGGTTATCTTGGAGGAACTTTCCCAAAACCCCAACATCATCATCTTCATTGATGAAATTCATACCTTAATTGGTTCGGGTAACTCTTCCGGTAGCCTGGATGGTTCCAACATCTTTAAACCTGCTTTGGCTAGAGGGGAAATCCAGTGCATCGGTGCTACCACGTTGGATGAATACCGCAAATCATTTGAAAAGGACGGAGCTTTGGAGCGTCGCTTCCAAAAGGTAATGGTGGACCCATCCACCGTTGCTGAGACCATTCAAATTCTCACCAACATCCGAGACCGCTACGAGGCATTTCACAAGGTATCGTACTCTGATGAAGTCATCGAGTTGTGTGTAAAGCTCGCTGACCGCTACATCACCGACCGAGAATTCCCTGACAAAGCATTTGATATCCTTGATGAAGTGGGGGCTCGCAGTCAGACCGAGCAGAAGATTCCAGAGATAATTGAGGAGCTTAAACATAAAGCTGCTGATATTAAGCTTCAGAAGATGGAAGTTGTCAAAAAGCAGAACTACGAAGAAGCTGCGGCCCTTCGTGATAAAGAACGGAATATTCTTGTAAAACTTCAAAATGAGAAGAAGAAGTTCGAACAAGAGTCCGCAACCCATCGTGTTCCAATTACCGTGGAACAGGTATACGATGTCGTATCTAATATGACCAAAATTCCGGTGAGCAAAATGTCAATTGATGACACCAACGCTCTTATCAATATGGACAAGGTTCTTATGAGCAAGGTCATTGGTCAAGATGAAGCGGTCTCCAAGATTGTTAAATCAATTCGTAGAAACCGCATCGGCATTAAAGACCCCAACCGTCCGATTGGTTCGTTTATATTCCTTGGTTCAACGGGTGTTGGTAAGACTCACCTAGCAAAGCAAATTGCAAAGGAGATGTTTGGTTCAGAAAGCGCTCTTATCCGCGTTGACATGAGCGAATACCAGGAGAAGCACACAATTTCCCGATTGGTTGGAGCGCCTCCGGGATATGTGGGTTACGAAGAAGGTGGACAGCTGACCGAGCAAGTCAAAAACAAACCTTATGCTGTAATCCTATTCGATGAAGTTGAAAAGGCACACAAGGACATCTTTTCGATTTTGCTCCAGATTCTAGATGATGGTCACGCAACCGATTCATTGGGACGCAAAATTAACTTCAAGAACACCTTGATTATCATGACCACAAACCTTGGGGTTAAGAAACTACAGGATTTTGGTTCCGGAATCGGTTTTTCTTCCAACAAGTATTCAAACGAGGAGGCAAAAAAACAAATTTTGATGAAGGAAATGAAGAACTTCTTCTCACCTGAATTCATCAACCGTATCGACGATACGATTGTCTTTGAGACCCTGTCTCAGGATAACATCGAAAAAATCGTTGGTTTGGAACTTGAGAAGCTCTCCAAGCGATTGGGTGAGATGAAGTACAAGATTGTTATGGACAAAACCGTGACCGAATACATTGCTAAAATAGGATTCGACCAGGTTTATGGTGCACGCCCAATAAAGCGAGCCATCCAGGACAAAATCGAAGATTTTCTTTCGGAGCTTATCTTGATTGGCAAACTCAAAGAGAACCGCAAATACACCATCAAGGTGGTGGATGAAGAGGTGAAAATCTCCTAGAGTGGTTTTTGAATTGGTTTTTGAAAAGGGGGCTAATGCCCCCTTTTTTATTAACAACCTTATATTTATCATAAAAAAACCCCAATGACCAAAACTGTTAGATTAAAAGAATCTGATTTGGAAAAAATCATTCAAAAAGTTATTCAAGAACAGGAGCAACCTATTTCATTGCCATCAAAAGGACTCAAAACTGTTTTTGATTCTTCAAAAGTCGCACAAATAAAATCACAGGCAGATGTTTTATCAAAAGACACCGAGCTTATTAAACAAACTTTGGAAACATTGAAAAAATGGGACCCAGAAGCTTATTATATGCTTACACGTGGTGATGACCCCATAAAAAAAACAGTACTAGGTGACCTTATCACCTATGGAACTATAATTGGTATGATTTACGGAATTGTGCAAGAACTAAGAGGAAGATAAAATGAAAAAAGTTATTAGATTATCAGAAAATGATTTGGTTAGATTAATTGAAAGAGTTATCAATGAACAACCAACACCAACTAAAAGCCCTGAAGAGTGTACAAGGTTACGCAAAAAGATAGATATTGCAAAATCTCGCGCACAAAGCGTTATTGCAATGGCGCCAAGACAACTCCAGGATATCCTGAAGAAAGCATTTGAAACCGGAGTAAACCAGGGTCCTGAGGCATTTAAGAATGCATTACCAAGAGAAGCAAGAGAAACCCTGGACAAAAAGATTAGAACAACCAGAATGCCAAAAACCAACTCTGAAATTGAATCTATGATGTCCCAAGCTCAGCAGGAAGTGGAGAACATTCAAGAACAAGTGAAATCTTGGCTAGGTTTATTTATTAACATCGGAATGATATTGATGGTACTTTGGGTTTTATTAATCATTATTGGAAATACTGGTGGTGATATAGCCGGTTACTGCGGTTAAAATACCAACTAAAGCAATAAACCCCCACACTAAATGGGGGTTTATTTTTTCAAGCATATTTATAAACAGATGAAAAATCTTATTTTAAAGATATTACACGAAGAAGTAAAAAACGGTAATGTTATCTGCAATAACTGTGGTTGGTCTTGGAGTTTAAAAGAGGGGGGTCACGACCCTTATATCTGCCATCAATGCAATCATAATAATGAGCCGAAGAAAACCAAAACTATCAAAGAAAATACAGAAGAGTCTTCTAATTCTACTGAATCTAATCCTCCAGATTTCAAACAACAGTTATACAATTTTTTGAAGAAAAAATGGGATGAAAATGGATTTAATCTTAAAGATGTAGTTAAACTTAAAAAAGTTTTAGGTAATTTCAACGAACATATCTATATTACAAAATACTTTGGTGGTATTAAAAATATAATGAACAAATACGTAAAAAAACTACAGAGTTGTTTGGATTGTAGTTTTGGTAATTTATCTTTTGAGTTTGTTATAGACTATTATGAACTAAATTCTAATTATAATTATACAGGTGTTATTGACTTATACGTTGACGTTTCCGAAGATGTGTTTGGTACGTTTTATAGTTATAATGACAAAACAATTTCCGCCAGGAAAGTTATGCAAGACGATGATTATTCGGAATATTCAGATGACCTTGAAAGAGCAATAATCGACGCAATTGAAATCAAAATGAATAAATCACTAAATTCATATGGAGTTAGTGTTGAAGTTGTTGACCTAGTATTTGTTCCATCCAGACTTTTATCAAAAGACAAGATTTGAGGAAAAACGTGTACCACGCTTTTTGTAGTGCAGTTTATAACCCAACTCAGCAATCATTTTCTTCCCAATTTCAATTCCGTTAAAGACATCTTCAAGAACAACATATTCGTTACGAGTGTGGTAATTATAATATCCGATGGATATGTTAATACAAGAAAAGTCAAACTTTCCGCGCAAAGAATAAACATCAGTATAAGGATGAACAAGATATTCCAAGCTTTCCCCAACATTTTCAACAAGAATTTTATCACAAGTTTCAAAAAACTCGGATTCCCGGTCAAATAGTTGTTGACCAAAACAATATTCTGTCACCATCCAATTTTCCGGACCATCGAATTGGATACCGTACCCGACGTTTTGAAAAAACTCAACATCAGCTTTAGCGGAACCATGGCATCCGGTTTCTTCAGCAACAAAAAATGCTGCTTTTACATTTGGAAGTTCTTCCAATACTTGCAAACAAGCAAAAACACCAGCCTTATCATCACCACCTATGCCAGTTGGGTTTCCGTGATTATCATAAGCTTTAAATGATGGTTTAAGTTCACCCTGGGCATTTTCATGCATTTCCTCACGGACATTAATTTCGTTCAATCCATGAACAGTATCAGTATGAGCAATAACACAAGGAAAATATTCCACGTCCGCATCAGTTTGCTTTGTGGCATAGACATTTAGCATGTCATCAATATAATATTCAATATTGTTTTCTTTGAGCCAATCGCAAATAAATTCGACAAGCAAGCCCTCTCTATGAGTTGCTGTGGGAACCGATAGGACCTCTTTTAAAAGTTGAATTTTTTCGTGAAGCATCTTCAAGTATTTGTTGCAAAGATAATAAAATATTTTTACTTTCAAAATTAAATCTTGGGTGGTTATACCAATTTAAAAAATCTTCTCGCGACATTTTGACTATCTTTCCCCAATTAGGCCCATTTGTTATCCTAAATTCAACAATATCGTCATCTATATCATAACCCAAAACAGAGAAAGCTTCTCCAGTGTGGGGATTTTCAGGCCAACGAAAGGTAGTTTTTAAGGATGCCAAAAAGTTTAAAAATGATTTTCTATCAGAAAAGTTAGAACTTTGCAATTTTTCCAAAATGTAATTTAAATCATCCTCGGTTTCGACACCCAAAGAATCATTATCCAAAAATTTTTCATCGAAAAAATTATACTTATTTTCTTCCCAGC